GCTCACGCCGTGGCTTTTTTTCTTTCGCGTTCCGTGTACGCCGCGATCAGCGTCAGCTCGCGCACCCTCTTGGCCGCCTCGCCCCTGCCGGTGGGGTTGAGCAGGCGGTAGTCGGCGAGGAGCTCCGCCTCGTCCGGGGTCAGCCCTGCCGGGGCGGGGCTGGCGGCCGGGCTGTCCGTCCAGCCCATGATGTAGGAGGGGGTGGTGTCACTCTGAAAGCATATCATAAAAAACACTTTCAGATATTGTTTGGATATCAATACCGGTCAGCGCATATTTTTCGGCTTTCTTTTGCTTTGAACTCTTTCCGTCTTTTATGGTTGTGCAGTAATTATTATTGCCTAAGACAAGATAATTAGTAGATAAGGTCACTCCATTCCCGCACGAGCCTCCCATGTCAACGACAAGCTGCATTGCTTCTCTGCGCGTCATTTTGTCCAACGTGCCTGTGAAAACAAAAACTTTGCCAAATATGGGGGAGCTTTCGTTAAATACCGTGTTTGATGTTTTTATTTGGTTTGCTGAAAAAGATTTCGGGTATAAGGAAGCAAACGGTATATCATTTTCGACGGCATATTTTTTCATGTACTCATAACACTCGTAAGTCACAATGGCATCGGATAACGCCCTGTGTTCAATGTTCTTCGAAATCTCGAACCGTTCCACCAAATCGGACAATCTGTGACCATTAACCGTTGGAAACATCCTTCTGCTCACGCGCATTGTGTCGATGAAGTTATTAGTAAATGGTATATCACGCATAGAAATGCTGTAGTCATAAAGGAAGTTTATATCAAAATTGGCGTTGTGGGCAACAACTGTTCTGTTGCCGATAACATTAAAAAATTTTGGGAAGACATCTTCCGCAAGGGGTGCATCCTCCAGCATTTCGTTGGTGATGCCGGTCAATTCAGTTATGAAATCGTCTATTTGGCATTTTGGGTTTATCAGTTGCTCGCAATGCGCTGTTATTTCACCGTTATTGACGATAAGAACCGCAATTTCAATGATACTATCCCACTGGGGGTCAAGCCCGGTTGTTTCCAAATCCACGACAACATAATCGCCAATGTCCTCAATCAGGCTTTTCCCCTTTTCATCTCGCTTCGGACGCTCAAAATCGCCATAACCCATACTAATTCTACCGCCATGCATACTGACTTTGAACGGACCTATATTATCTATACAAAATGTGTTTTCCAAATCAGCCACCCTTTCTTTACTATAGAGCCTATGTATCATCGTATGGTGATGTCACGATACTTTAACGCCCATTCCCTCATTCTGCCTTTTTATATATTTGCCCGATCGGGCCAGCGTGTCCAGGTACTCAATCAGGGCTGACTGGCCCTCGTCGCTCAGGTTGCGGAAATCCGCGATGAGCTGTTTTTCACGTTTCATCAGGCCGACTGGTTCCGGGCGGTCGGGAAGGCCCAGCAGTTCATCGCCGGTCACATCGAGGGCGGAGGCTATTTTCGTAATCATCAGAGCATGGGGTGCTCTGTAATTTTTCTCATAGCCAGTTATCGTCGATTTTGCAACACCTACCATTTTTGCAAGTTCTTCCTGTGTTATACCTCTGTTTTTCCGCGCTCTACGGACATTATCGCCAAAACCCATTTGATGTCCCCTCCTATTATGTATATCATCATAACCCCGTAAAAATCACACGTCAATAAAAAAAGTTGCAATTTGAAAACTTTTTATTAAAAAGGGGTTGACATGGTCGCGAATCGCAAATATAATGTGTCTTAAAGTTGCAATACGCAAACACAGAATGAAAGGGTTTGATATGTTTCCTAATCTCGAAGCTGAACAGGCTAGAAATATGCACACAAATGAATATGTGGCTAACAAGTTAGGGATGTCGCGACAGCTGTATGAAAAAAAGAAAAAGTCAGGATCTTTTAAGCAGACCGACATCGAGCGACTTTTAGCGATTTATGGGGCTACATACAAGTATTTGTTTTCCCGCGAACCCATCAAATTTGTTATCGCGCCGGCTCCGGACCCGGCCCCGGGGCAGGGCATGACGGCCGGCACACCAACCGACGCAAGGGCAGGACAGGGGCATCACCCCACCCCCGCCGCCCTGAGCGACGACATAGTGATATTCAACTAAATCAGCCCCCGGCAGCAGGGGCGGAAAGGAGTGGAGGATGGAAAGAGAACAGGTGCAGATGACATTTAGGCTGCCACATGATTTATACGAAGAACTAAAAAAAATATCAAATAAGACGGGTTTGTCAATCACTCGCTTACTGATCGTAGCCATGTGGCAGAAAGTTCTACCGCCAACATTGCCACCGCCACAATGACGGCATTCATTGTCTGCCCGTGCCTGGCACTGATGTTTTCCAAAATTTCAAACGTAAGACGATTGACATTGAAAACAAGACGGTGCTTTTTACCGGACACAGGAGCGGTAAACCTAAGATTTTCGCCATCACGGGCCAGGTCATGATGTATGGTCGCCCTCAGGAGGTTGGTCTTCGTCAACCCCAGAAATTTAGAAGCAGTGGCCAGTTGCAAATTGAGCTCGCTCGGCAGGCGAATGGTCAAAGGTATGTCATTCATTGGGCAGGTCCTCTCTGGCGGAAATGTGACATACATAATGATAGCAAAAAAAACACAAAAAAGCAATTGACATAAAATATATGTCATCGTATAATCGAAAAAGACATATAAATTATGTCACAAGGGAGGCGGACATGTACAAGCGGATGTCAATACGAATAGTCAGCAGTTTGGCGGAGTCTTTGAGAGAAATGGCAAAGAAACGCGGTTTAAGCGTCAATTCCCTGATCACCGAGATGGCATGGGATTTTGTGGATGAGTGGAAGCAAAGGGAGAAAGACCGGGGAAGCACCGACGCAAGGGCAGGCCAGGCCGACCACCCCGCCCCCGCCGCCCTGAGCGACGACATAGTTATATTCAACTAAAGCAGCCCCCGGCAGCAGGGGCGGAAAGGAGTGGAGTATGGATTTTACAAAGACCATGGACGGCATCGACAGGGAAATATCCAAAGCGTATGAGGACATCAGGGGTGAATGTTCGACCCACGGCGAGCTAAGGGAAGAGATAGGGAGGGTTTACAAAGCACTCATGTATGAACACGGCAGTCGGTCGGGGACGGTGGTCGAGGCCATCCGCGCCGGACTCCTTAAACTCCATGAAAAGGAAGTGGGCGGCCTCCCCTTGGGCCGCCCGCAGGGCTAGATGTTTCTGATACTCACAATGGAGCCAGTTCCGTAGACTGTTTTCCGGTCATGGCCGGCATAGAAAAAACTGCATGTGGTGAGGGCATCCATCACTGACGGAATAAGCCCGTCGCGGAGATGTGCCCTGACCTCGATTGCTTCGGACTGGCTGGCAAATGCTTCTGTTCCATTTTTGATGATGGCGGTTATGGGGATGATAAAATCACCCTCGCACACATCGACGGTTGAACCGTCAGAAAAGGTTATGCAAATCCCTCCATCGCGGCGGCCAGGTCGGCCCCGACATGGCCCCAGTCGGACATGAGCGCCCTGCGGTCGGCGTCCGCCCCGTCCTCCGGGGTGCGTACCGCACCAAGCGTCGCGCCGAAGTCGAGGACGCGGCCGGCCCCCGTGATGGCGGGCAGAATGAAATGACCCGTATTATATTCAGTGTCGTGCTTTTTGTTCATGGAGTTGCCCTCCTTGTACATGATTATGCCACAAGGGGGTGGCGGTTTGCAATGGGAACATATGAGCGGTGTGCATGAAGGGGCGTTATATTCGATCAGCCCCCGGCAGCAGGGGCGGAAAGGAGTGGAGCATGGAAGACATGACCGAAGCTAAAAATAAGGAAAATTTGGAGGAAAAAATAGATAGCACCATTTTTTCCGTATGCGACTGGATCGAGGGCAGTTTCCGGGATGGGCGGGTGCCGCCGGACGGTATGGAGGGGGTAATTAAAGGACTCCACCATCTGATTAACACCCGCATCCTGGTGATGGGAAACAGTCTTAACGCTCAACGTCGCTAGGGTGGTTTTTATCGCTTCCGGGAGCTTCCCCGCCCCGGTCAGTGGCGATGACCCTGATGGCGCAGACGCCGTCCATGTACAGTGCGCAGTTTTCCCTGCATGTGACGAGTCCGCCATTCGTGACCGAAATAAAAGGGCATATGATGGGCATTGGCTTTTCCTCCTTTCCCCCATACTCGGATGCGCCAACATCCTGTAAGCACAGTATGGGGGAGGCCGGGGGAAAAGGCAAGCGGCAACCCCGCCGCCCTGAGCGACGACATCGTGATATTCAACTAAAGCAGCCCCCGGCAGCAGGGGCGGAAAGGAGTACCATGGACAAGGCAATTAACGAAATCACGACAACTTTCAGGCTGCCACAGGCAAAGCATGAAGAGTTCAGGAAATTCGCCGAAGCGTCGGGCATATCATTAAACGCCCTGATTAACGTATCGGCGGCAATAGGGTTAAAGGTGATGAAGGGAGAATATGAGAATGTGGCTATTGTCCGTGTTCACGAACGTATTTAGTCAGGATGAACTCAATCAGGTTGTTGAGGGAGCGGACCTCGTGCTCGGCAATCTCTTTCAGCCGATTGTAAACTTCATCCTCTATGCGGACGGTTGTCGTGGTTTTTGAGTCCTTGGTTGGCATTTTTTGACCTCCTAAAAAATAATGGCAATATGCACTCACAATACTATCAAAATTGTTGTTGACAAGATAGTGGCACGGTGCTATTATAAAATCAAAATGGTGGCACGGTGCAACTATGCGAGGTGGACAAATGGAAAAACATGAAAAAATCCAGCAGACATACCGCCTGACCCCGGCGGCGGCGCGTTGGCTGGCGGAGCGGGCGAGGGAACAGGGCTTCAGCGTCAACACCCTGGTACAGATGATGGTCAACCGGGCGATGGACGAGTGGAAGGAGATGCAGGCCGACGGGCCCGCCCCCGCCGCCCTGAGCGACGACATCGTTATATTCAACTAAAACAGCCCCCGGCAGCAGGGGCGGAAAGGAGCAACACATGGCAAGAATAGAAATGACGCTCACCGTGGAGGACGGGGCGGTTAAGGCGATGCTGGCCGAACTGCTGGAAGCCGTCCGGGAAAGTGCGGCCCCGGCCCCCGCGGCCGCCCCCGCGTCCATGCTGAAAATAAGGGAGGCGGCAGAAAAATACGGCATATCACACCACCACGCGCGGCAGCTGGTCTTGCGCCGTGACGTGCGGTACGTGATGGCCGGGAAGACATACCTCGTGAACGAGGCGTCGCTGGCGGAGTATCTGGCGGCGGGGCATCCGGGCCCGGACACGCCGGCATGACGGACATGCCGGGATCATGGAGGAGTGGCAATGAGAAAAACACTGATAATATGCGACCGCTGCGCCGGCGAGGAAAAAGGGAATCCGTTGCATGTGATCGTTGAGGAGATGGAACGGGAAAATGGACTGACATGCGTCGGGGGATGGGACAGGCACGTGGAAATCTGCGCCGCATGTGCCCTGGCGCTGCGGGCGTGGATGGAACGGCCACCGCAGGCAACGGACGGGGAAGGGCCCGCCCCCGCGGCCGCCCATGGGCCGGGGGAGGAAAAAGCCCCGCCGGTTAAAAGCCGGAAAAAGATAGACACCGCCCTCGTCATGGAAAAAAGGGCGCAGGGCATGTCATTCGCCCAGATTGCCAAGGAGACGGGCTTCCATGAAAATGCCCTCCGAGATGCCACCCGGAGGGCAACAAAAGAAATGGAGGACGAGGGGAAAATAGGGGCCCTCCATGCCGCCGACGAGGGGAAAATAGGGGCCCTCCATGCCGCCGGATGGAAAGTGAAGGACATAGCCGGCGACATGGGCATCAGCGTTTCGGCCGTGAAGGCCGCGGTCGCGAAGATGCAATGACGTGGGGAAGCACGACAGGGGGAAGCCAATGGTTCCACGCCCATACAAAATAGCATATGCCATGTGCCTTGCCATGACGGTCTTCGGGATAGCGTACGACTCCTGCGGGGACGGCGGGGAAAAGCAGGGGCAGTTACCAATCAGGGCGCAGCAGCCCGCCCCCGCGCACGCGGTGGTCACCGCCGCGCCGACGCCCGATCCCGCCCCTGCGCCGACACCCGATCCCGCCCCCGCGGCGGACGTCGTGCCCCCGGCTCCGCGCGCGGGCATCGACCGGCCGCTGGAGACGCCGCCCGACAGCGACGGCTTCCGGGCACATTACGAATGCGGGGTGGTGTCTTACGAGGTCCCCGACAACCTGAATCGGCGGGACCCGGCAATGATGGACGCCCACGGCCGGCTGGTGGTCTACAGGGACCCCGGCATGACGCAACCGTTTGATGATGCCTGGTACCATTCGCTGGAGCAGGGCGAACACAGGCTAATAACCCGGGTGAACCATGAAACCAACACCGCCGAGATTGTGGTGATCAGCTATTTGGGCATGGTTGACGAGGCCGGGAACAATGTTTACGAGACACACGACGGCTATGTCGATTATGGCCATTTTGGGCCCTGCACGTCCCGCGACTGCGGTCTGCGCGGGAGCGGGTAGGGACGTTTTATTCAAGGGTTGCGCGCGGGCCACATGCGAGCCCGCGTTGTATATCACGGACGGCCTTGGGCGGCCCTGCCATTCTCCTTCTGCTCCTCCTGCAAGAGACAAGGGGCCGCCCATGTAAGCCCGGTGGGGAAACAACGGTGCAAAAAAAGAAAATTGATTTGATGCATAAAATGTTCGGCATGGGCGACGGCCTGTGCAAGGATTGCGGCCACCTGGTCAGGAATGACAGGGGCTACCACAAATGCGCTGTCTATGGGGTCAGTGGCAGCTTCGCCACGGACTGGAAGACAGGCAGCGTGGGATGCGGCCTTTTCCCCGGCAAGCCCCACGCGGGCGACAGGTCCATCGTGTCGCTGGTCCGGAGGGGGCCGGGGCGGGAAGCCGGGGAAATGCCCGGCCAGATAATGTTGCGATTAACGGATGATGATTGAATGGAGGAATAATCATATGAATAAAGGTTCGCCAATGGAAAATTATGGCAAAACAATCATTGACGGCAAAATAAAAAACCCGCGGCACACCGTCACCACGGTCGTCCGCAAGAACCCGGACGGCACGGTCACGCCGATGACGGGGAGGGGCTTCATGGAACACAAAAAACCAAGGTGCGCCCACGACCGGAAGGGAGGCTGCGCCATACTGACCTCGAAGGACGGCTGCGCCCGCTGCACGTTCCGCGAGCCGAAAAAGGAATTCACCGCCCGGCAGGAACAGCACCTGGAAACGGAGATAATAAGGCGTTATTTCAAGGAAGGGGAATCACGGCAATTCATTGCCGACGCGCTGGGGATGAAATACAGCGCCGCCTCCCGGGTGATCAACAGCCATGTCAGGAACTTGCCCCAGTTTGACGAAAGGGACTGGGACGAGGAGCGGATCCAGCCCGCGTGGTCGACGGTTTCCTTCATTACGGGGAGGGGCTGAGGATGGGAAGATGCAAGTATTGCGGACGCTACCGCGACCCCGGCGACAGATGCGAGTGCGGGGAGACGCACCACGTGAACCACGTGAAAAGGAGCCGCGCCGGGGGTAAAAGAAAACCCGCCCCCGCCAGGGAGGCCACGCCGGAGGAATTGCTGGCCCGCTGCATCGAGTGCTGGGGCGAAGAGGCGGGACGCGAACACTGGGAAAAGAATTACGCATGAAGGAGGATGAACGCATGGGATTTTTTGAGCAACTGAAAACGGACCTTGACGCGATGGAGGACGGCGGGGAAAAACGGGAAATGCCGGAAGGCCTGGTGAGACAGACGGCGGAATGCCGCCATTGCGGCCAGGGCCACCTCATTGCCACCCTCGACGGATGGGAAGAGGAAAAACTGCTGGCGGAGGCCGCCCGGATATGCCGGTGCGCGGAGGCCACGGCAGCCCGGGAAGGGGAAGCGCAAAAAGCGGCGGCCAAGGAAAACGTGCGGTTACTGTTCGGGGACCACGACGAACACGGCGAAAAGCTGCCGGCCCCCTCGCCGTGGGTCATGGGCGGGAACATCATTGCCGCCCTCGACATTGCCATAGACGAGATCGCCGCCGGCAACATGGTCAAAATAACCGTCGACAACGGCGAGGGGATAAAGGCCGTGGTGCAGATGACGGCAAAAGGCATGAAGGTGGACAGGAAAGAGGGCTACACTTTCACCCGCATGGGATGACGGCTGGACGCCCTTATATATAGAAGCAACTGCCTTTTATGGGCTTGTAATGGGTATTAGATTAACGGCCATTTGGCATTTTTTCCATAAAGGGAAGCGGGATGGGCAAAAGAAAGAGCGGGCAGGTACCGGGACAGCTGTCCCTGTACGACCTGGAGATATTGCCGGGGCATCAGCCGGCCGGGGACATGGCCGGGGATCTCCGGCACGGGGACGTGAAGCTGTACCGGGTGAAGACCATCAGGGCCGGCAAGATGCTGGACTGCGAGATCTACCCGGTGTACACCCGGGCCGGGGCGCGCCGTGCCGCGCGGGCGACCCGGAGCCGCGCCGCACAGGAGAACCTGAACCACAGGAACACCAAAAAGCACATCACCCGGCTGATAAACCATAATTTCACCGATGCCGACATGTGGGGCACCTTCGGCTATGACGATGCCCACTTACCGCCGGACATGTCCAGGGCAAACAAGGACAGGGAAAACTTTTTCAAGCGGTTAAACCGCCGGAGGAAAAAGCTGGGTCTTTCGCCCATGAGATATCTCTATGTCACCGAGTTCTGCAATGATGGCAAGAAGGTCCGTTGCCATCACCACGTCATCATGTCCGGCGACATGGACCGCGACGAGGTGGAGAAGCTGTGGAAGGGCGGGGCCTACCCGCAGACGCGCCGCCTCCGGGTGAAGGAGGACTGCGCCCTGACCGGGCTGGCCTCCTACCTCGCGAAAGGCAAAAAGCATGAACGCAAGTGGGGTCACTCCAGGAACCTGAATCCCTACGTCGTCACCGTCGCCGACCACAAGCTGACCCGCCGCATGGTGGAGCGGATGGTCATGGACGAGGCCGAGATCCCGAGAATCCTGGAAAAGAAATGCAGGGGATACGTGTTCAGGCAGATAGAGATAAAACGCAGTGAGTTTGTCGCCGGGGCGTATCTGTACGCGCAGATGTACAGGCGGTGTTGAGGGAGGCCATGCCGAAGATTGACAATGACGTTAAGATAACCGCCAAGAGCGTCATAAAGGGCAATGAAAACAGGAAAAAGAGGATAAGGCTAAAAAAAGCCTCGCCGTTTGATCTGCTGGCAGCAGTCGAGATTGAACGGTGCCTTGGCGACCTTTGGCCTAACGTCGAAAATATGAAGGTCAGAAAAACAATGCAGGGCAACGTGTACAAGAGCATAGTGTACGATATGCCCTATGAGCATACATGCAATCCGATGTGCGGCCGCCGCCAGTTCTACGAAGCCCGCAATGAATTAGTCCGCATGGTGGCCGTCGCCCTGGACATGGCACCGGGCGAATAGCAGCATGAAATGACAGACTGGTACTTTGGTAACCGGGTCAGAATCCCGCCATGACAGGGGGTAACATATACCCATAGGGGGTGTGCATGAAAGATTATGCCAAAAAGTTCTACCGCTCCCCAGCATGGAAAACCGCAAGGGAAGCGGCAAAGACGAGGGCTGGCGGCCTGTGTGAGCGCTGCAAGCGGCGGGGGGTGTACAGGCCGGGGCGCATAGCACACCACGTTGTAAAACTCACGCCGGAAAACATTAACAATCCAGGTATTGCGTTGGACATCAAGAACATGGAATATGTTTGTGACGATTGCCACAACAAAGAACACAAGACAAAAGACGATGGAAAGACGTACAAGTTCGGGATTGACGGAAAGCTGATTGAAAAATGATTTGCTCAAACGATTGGAAGCTGGCGAATAATTTCACGCGCTGCGGAAAAGACGGCAAGTGGCAAATGATTTGAAACAAACATAAAACCAAGCATTGTCTGACTGATGACTGCTCGGCCTTGCTCGGTCGTCGGAGCGAGTTTAATAAAACAAACAAACGATGCGAAGTATGAATCAAAGCGACGGACACGCGCCACGAATCAAGCCGAAGGGTGGGCCGCCGTCCAGGACACTCCCCCCCGGTATGCCGTGGGGGTGGTGCTTTCCACAGACCGAGGCTGGCACTTACGAAAAACGCTACGCGCGCCCGCGCACGCGAGGGGGGGGGGCAAAAGATGGGAAAAGCAAAAACCAAGCCCAAGAAAACCGTTAAAATATCGGCCAAAGAAAGGGAAAGAAGGTCAAGGGACATGCGTATCACAAACGAGATACGCAGGCTTAACAAGGAATATGTCATTATCGAGGACGAAAGAAAAAGATACACCGTCGATGACCTGATCAGGAAGATAGCCTTTAGCAAAATTGCCTACCAGGACTGCGAGAAATCGATAAAGGCCGAGGGAACGGAAAGCGTCACCATAAATGCGACGCAGACATTCATAAAATCCAATCCCGCCGTCGCCACCCATCAAAAGTACATGGAACTGCACGAAAAATTATCAATCAGGCTCGAAAGCTACCTCCCGCCCAAAATTGACGAGGCCGGGGAAAAAGACGCGCTGACGGAGTTGAGGGATGGACTTGTTTGACCCCATGCATGAATATCTGGCCGAAATAAAGGCCGGACGCATCACCGCCGGACATTGGATCACCCGGATTTATGAAATATTGGCCTGGGGTATTGACGACGGTATTTATTTTTACGACGGTGAGAAAGCGGCCAAGGCGGTCAACTTCATGGAAAAATATTGCCGCCACTCCGAGGGATTGAAAAGCAAAAAGCCGCTAAAATTGGAATTATGGCAAAAGGCGGCGGTCGCCGCCATCTTCGGAGTAATAAACCCAGGTACCGGGCTCAGGCAGTTCCGTGAAATAATCATCGTGATAGCCCGCAAAAACGGAAAATCATTGCTCGCAGCGGCCATATGCGCCTATATCGCATACATTGACTCCGACTACGGCGGCAAGATATATTTCACCGCTCCGAAGCTCGATCAGGCTGACATCGTTTATGAGGCTCTTTACCACATAATCGAACAGGAGCCGTTGATGGCCCGGATTACCCGCCTCGGCCAATACAGGATTTACATAAAAAAACTCAACACCACCATCAGAAGGATAGCCTTCAACTCAAAAAAGTCGGACGGCTTCAATCCCTCAGCGGTCGTGAATGACGAGCTGGCTGCATGGCGCGGGGAGCAGGGCATCGGCCAGTATGAAATCATGGCCTCAGCAACCGGGGCGCGGGAGCAGCCGCTGATACTGTCCATCACCACGTCGAACAACGTGGCGGACGGAATATATGACGAAATTTTGCGGCGGTCTTTCGCTTTCCTGAAAGGCGAGTCGGACGAGAAAATGCTTTTGCCGCTTCTGTACATCATTGACGACATCGAAAAATGGGATGATGAGGACGAGCTGAAAAAATCCAATCCTAATTTGGGCGTGTCAATCCCATGGGATTATTTGGCCGAGAGTATCGTCGTGGCAAAGGCGAGCCGGACGAAAAAGACTGAATTCATGATGAAACATTGCAACATAAAGCAAAATGCCTCGGTCGCATGGCTCGAATATCAGGAAGTGCATAAGTGTATGGGAAAAAAACCCCTGACCCTCGAAGATTTCAGGGGTTGCCATTGCGTCGCCGGTGTTGACCTCGCCAAGACCTACATTGCCGCCGTCTCGCTGATCATCCATAAAAACGGCATGGACCACATCATAACCAAGTTTTTCATGCCCGCCTCCCGATTTGAAATAGCCATTGACGAGGACAAAGTACCGTATGGCCTTTACCGCGACCAGGGCCATCTGATAATATCCGGGGAAAACCAGATAGACTATAAGGACATATACAACCTTTTCATGGTTGCGCTGAAAAACTACAAGATAATTCCCCTCAAAATAGGCTACGACCGATACAGTTCGGGTTATTTGGTGGCAGACCTTAAAGCCGCGGGCTTCCACACCGACGATGTCTACCAAGGCACGAATTTAACGGCCGTCATGCACCAATTTGAAGGCGACTTGAAAGACGGGCGCTACGACCTTGGTGACAATAATTTACTCGCCTCGCATCTTCTCAACGTGGCCATCGACGTGAATTTGAACGACAGCCGCATGAAGCCGGTAAAAGTTGACAAACGCAGTTACATAGACGGTGCCGTCTCGATTTTTGACGCCTTGGCGGTCAGGTCGAAATATCACTCCGAGATAGGGAAAAAACTGTTGAACGTGGGAAAATGAAATTGTCAAGCAAAAAATAAAAAAAGGGTCAGAATTTCACCATGAAATATTTTACCATAAGACCATGGGCATCCGTGGTCTTGTTTTTGGATGAAAAAAGGAAGCGGTAAATGGGTATAGTTGCCAACGTGTTAAACAGTTTCAAAGCCAAATACAGGCCGTTTTTATTCACGAAGGGCGAGTATTTACCTACTGGCACGTTGCGGGAAAATGAAATCGTCGGGGCCATTGCCGATGCCATCGGTAAAAACGTCGGGAAGCTCCGGCCACAGGTGACGCGCCGGGATGAAAAGGGGGTTGTCATCAGGCACGACGGCCTCGCCCGCCTTTTGGAACTGAGGCCCTGCCCGGAACTGTCCACATATGATTTTCTGTACCGCGTCGCCACGGACCTCATATACACGTCCAACTCATTTTCGGTGGTCTTTTGGAGTGACGATTTTACAAAGATTACGAGCATACAGCCGATTGTGTCAAGGTCGTACCGCATATACACGGACGACGGCAGCAGGATGTTTTTTCGCTTCAGGTGGGATTATGACGGCGAGTGGTACACGGTGCCTTATCAGTCGGTCATCCACGTCAAGGCACGGTTTAACAAAAAACGCTTCATGGGAACATCGCCTGACATCGAGCTAAAGAGGAATTTGGATTTACTGGAAACGTCCGGTGAAATGATAAAAAATGCCGTCAAGCATTCAAACATGATCGGCGGTTACTTGAAATATACAAATATTGCCGACGATGAGGAGTTGAGGAAAAAATCACGGGAATTCAAGGAGGCGTACTTTAATTCCGACAACGCGGGCGGTGTCGCCGCCATAGACAATACTTACGATTTCAAGGAAATAGGGCGCAACTCGTCACCAATCCCGGTGGGGCAGATAGCATTTTTGAGGGATAACATATACCGCTATTACGGCGTGAACGAAAAAATACTGACATCGACGCTCGACCATCAGGAGTGGATCAGTTTTTACGAGAATGTGATAGAGCCAATCGCCACGCAGTTGTCGTATGAATTTACCTACAAGCTGTTGTCGCCCCGTGAGATCGGCCACGGCAACAAGATAGAATTTTCGGCGAATCTACTGCAGTACGCCACCTTGGAAATGCGGAACGAGATAGCGGGCTACATGCTCGACCGGGGGGCATTGACCATAAACGAATACCGGGAACTGATGTACTACGGCCCGGTCGAGGACGGCGATGTGAGGCTCGTGAGCTTAAACTACGTCAAGGCGACCGACCAGACCCTTTACCAGACGGGGAAAGAAGATAGCAGCGGCCCAGGTGACAATGCCGGGCCGGGGGAAAAGGAGGAATAGCCATGCCACCCATAAAAAAATTCTACGAATACAAAAATCAGACGGCCCGGTCCGTGGACCTTTATTTTTATGGCGACATCGTGTCGAGCAGCGCCGATTGGTGGCGATTTTGGGAGGACGAGGCTCAGTGGCCGGAAAACGTCAGGAATTTTTTGGACGGGGCAGCAGGGCGTGACATAAATGTTTACATCAATTCCCCCGGCGGTAACGTGTTCGCGGGAATAGCAATTTACAACATGCTGAAACGCCATTCCGGCAAGGTGACGGTCACGGTTGATGCCCTGGCCGCGTCAATCGCCTCGGTGATAGCCTTTGCGGGGTCGTCGCCCCCGGTCGTGCCCAAGAACGCTTTTTTGATGCTGCACAAGCCATGGTGCGTCATTGCCGCCAATGCCGACGAATTCCGGGCTGCCGCCGACACCCTTGACCGTCTGGAAGATGCCATTCTGGCCGTCTACGAAGAAAACCTGGCCGAGGGCGTGACGGTCGGGGACATAAAGGCATTGCTGGCCGCCGAGACGTGGATGTCCGGCACCGAGGCCGCCGGCTACTTCAACATTGCCGTCGCGGAAGAAAATGGCATAGCGGCACACATCGACGGCCAACACATGGGGCAATATTCCAACATGCCCGAATCAATCGCCGCCGCCATCAGCGGCAAAGCGGCTGATGTGTCAGGAACTGACACGGAAATAAAAAGACAGATTGTGGGCATTGCCATTGAAAAAATGGCAGATTAGCGAAAGGAGCAAAAAGATGCCAAAAGAATTGTTGATGAAACTGTCGAAAGTGGAACTGAAAGCCCGCCTTGTGACGATTGGAAAAGAAGCACAGGACAAGGAGGGCGGGGATTTGGCCGCAATCATGGATGAAGCCAAGATCATAGGCGAAATCCTGGAAGAAATCAAAGGCCGTGAAGAACTGGCGAAAGCCGCCGCGCTCGCCGCCGCAAACGACCGGGCCGACGAGGGGACCGGGGAAGACGGGGGCGAGGCCAACGGCAAAAGCAAGAAGCGCGAGGACTCCGGCAATATGCTCAAACGCGGCGGGCCGGTAAACTACTCGGCAAGGATACTGGCAAAGGCGTACAACGCCGCCACGGGCTCGCCGGGCGGTGAGCGGACGTTGTCGTCGGAAGTCACCGTCATGCCGAAGCATGCCTCGGCGGACATTTCCCCCACGTTTAACGATGTGTCCAGCCTGTTTGACCGCGTGAGCCACACGCCCCTCCCTGGGGGTGAGAGCTACGAAAAGCCGTTTGTCAAGAGTTATGGAGACGGGGCGGGTGTCACTGCCGAGGGAGCGGACTACAACCTCACCGAGCCGGTGTTTGGCTACGCCAAGATCACTCGCGAGAAAATCACGGCCTACAGCGAGGTCACGGAGGAACTGGCCAAGCTGCCGGCCGCCGATTATGACGGGGTCATCGAGGCGAGCATAGCAAAGGCGATCAAACGCTATTGCAGCCGCCAGATACTGATAGGCAACGGCACGACAAGCAAGTTCCGGGGTATTTTCTTCAATCCCGCGGACAAGGCCGAGGCCGTGATCGAGACCGCCAAGGATGTCGCAATCGGAAGCATAGACGAAAACACGCTGAATGAGATCATCTACGCTTACGGCGGTGACGAGGATGTCGAAGACCCATCCGTCCTGATCTTGAGCAAGGCCGATCTCAAGGCATTTTCGCGCGTGCGTGACAAGTCGGGAAAAAAGGAGTACGACATCGTGAACCGTGGCAACACGGGCACCATAGACGGCATCCCCTTCATCATCAACAGTGCCTGCAAGTGTGTGGAGAAAGCGGCCCTGGGCGAGTACCTCATGGCCTATGGCCCTTTGAGCAACTACGAGGTCGCCATCTTTGCCGACATCGACGCGCAAAAATCCGACCATTTCAAGTTCCGGCAGGGCATCACGGCTTTCCGGGCATCGACCTTCATGGGCGGCAACGTCGTGGCCTGGAACGGCTTTCTCCGCGTCAAGAAAGGCAAAAGCAGCCTGCCGATAGGCTGATATCTGCCGGCGGCAAGCCGGGAAGGTGGGTGGCATGACCAAAAGAGAATTGATGAAGGCAGCGAAGTTGAGGGTAAGGGCGACGGCACGGTCGGTGCTTGACAAGGACATCGAGCAACTGATCGAAGTCGCCCTGGCCGACATGAAAAGGATCGGGGTCAAGGAGTCCTATCTTGACCCCGACAACATCACCGACCCCCTTGTCATCGAGGCGGCCCTGCTCTATGTCGCCGCCAACTTTGGCAATCCCGACAACGGCCCTGCCCTCGGCGAAGCGTACCAAAGAATGTTGGTCAAGTTAAAAGGCGGTGTGTATGTCCGAGGATAGGGTGACGCTGACGGTCAAGAAAAACGCGACCGAGAAAATCAAGACCCATGTCCTTGCCGCCATCAGGCCGGTAAGTCAGACCGCTTTCCACGCGGCGGGGCAGCAGGGCATCAAGGCCTCTTTCGTGGCCGAGGTATGGGCGCATGAATATGCGGGGCAGACCGGGATTGTGTACAGGGGCAGGGAGTACGCCATATACAGGACTTATGGCACGAAAAATAATGGTAAGGTCGAGCTGTATGCGGCTGAGAAGGTGGGTAAGAACTAATGGTAGCAAAAGTCAATTATGACAACCTGGAACCCGCCATATGGGAAATGCTGGACGAGTTTGCCAGTGTCACGGTCAAAAACGCCGTGAAGGAGGCCATCAAGGAAGCTGCCGACGAGGCCGTTGTGAAATTGAAAGAGGGCGGTCCCTACACAAGCCGCAGCGGAAAATACCGCAGGAGCTGGACGGCGACGGAGAGGCATAGCGCGACCAGCAAGGTCACGGACATACCCGGCCAGAGCGTCCACAGCGTAAGGCACTACAGGCTTGTCCATCTCCTCGAAAAGGGACACCAGATGAAAAACGGCGGCCGGACAAGGGCATTCCCGCACGTGGACCCGGTGAATGAAATGGCGGGCGAGAGCGTCACCCAAAAAATCGCGCAGAAGCTGGGAGGGTAGGCCGCATGACGACACGGACATTGATTGACAGGGCGGGAAAGCTGGGACTCCCGATCACGATGAATTTTTATTCCGGCACGATTGAGGACGAGGTGCCGCCCCTGCCATACCTCGTGTACCTGATTCCCACGTCCGTGGGACGCGGAGCCGACATGGTGAACAACCTCGTCGAGGAAAGTTTTGACCTCGAACTGTACACGGTCGCCGACGATGCCGATGCCGACGGGATAAGGACGGAAATAGAGAAAAATGTATTTCCCGACACAGGATACACGAAGCAGATAGCCTACATCCACAGTGAGGAATGTTGGCAGACCGCCTATGAGGTCAAGGGTCTGCTCAGAAGAACGAAAGGAGCGAGAAAATGAACAAAGAGAGTATTGTCTTGGGAAGCGGCGACCTTTATTGCATGGAGTTTGAGGGCGAGCAGAAGGCGGCGATCCCCGCCGACGACATCATCGAGACGGAGGAAAACCGCCTCGGCCACATCAAGGGCGGCGCAAGCATGGAATACACGCCGAGCTATTACGAGGCGAAGGATGACATGGGGAAAGTGGCAAAAATCATCCTCACCGAGGAAGCCGCCATGTTGAAATCAGGGATCATGACGTGGTGCGGCAAGACGCTGGAAAAACTGTGCCAGACGGCGAGGGTCACGGAGGCGGGCAACCGCCGGACGGCACGGATTGGCGGCATAGGAAATGCGAGCGGCAAAAAGTGGCTGATCCGCTTTCTCCACCGCGACAGCGAGGAGGGCGACATCCGCGTGACCATCATTGGCACGAACAAAGCGGGCTTCACCATCGCTTTCGCCAAGGACTCGGAAACCGTCATAGATGCGGAATTCCACGCGCAGCCGCTGGACGGCGACGGCACGCTGATTCTCTATTCCGAGGTCATTGACCCAAAGAAGGAGCCGCAGGGCGGCACGACACCGGACGACACGGACGACACGGACGACACGGGCGACACGGGCGAATAAAGCAATGATAATTCAATTCATCGGCGGGCTGATGCCGGCCCGGCGGTGAATTGCACGGGAGGATGAGACGATGGCCATAAAAAGTTTTGACTGTAATAAAATAAAACGGTCTTTTTGGCCGTTCACCATGAAGGACGAAATTGACGAAAACGGGAAAGTCACCCAAAAGGGCAGGACCATCTTGGTACAGATGCCGACCAAGAAGGTTTTTGAAAAACTGACGGAAATAAATAATGTTTCCGTGCCCGGGGATGACGTCGACATGGATGGAGTATACGGCATCATCCACACGGTCCTCGCAAACAACAAGGGCAAGGTACGCATAGAGCGTGAGGCGGTTGAGGATTTGGACTTGGAAGAGTGCATGGAAATCATCACCGCCTACATGGAATTTATAGACTCCCTAAAACTTGACCCAAACTGAAAATCCCCTTTTTCCCTCGCGAAAAAGGGGATGATGTGCCATACGGCATGGAGACACGCCCCGAGAAACTGGTGATGGACTATTGCCGGATAAATATATGCGACATTCAAGATATGCCCATTGATTTATACCTTTTCTTTCTGCGGGAAGCCATGATATTTGAAAACTCGCAGACGGAAGAGGGCCGGGAATACCTGAGAGACTGTTGGCGGTTGGAGCAGACAAGGCCGGACAAGGACAATTTGCGCGGCAAGTTTGGCGGCAAGGATTAAAAAATGGCTGTTGGTTTGGGAAAAGCAATTAAGGGCTTGACCATCGAGATTGACGGTAACACGTCGGAACTCAGCAAAGCCCTTAAAGATGTTAATAGTGATCTAAGAGGCACCCGCTCGGAATTGAAAGAGGTCGAGCGGCTTTTGAAATTCGACCCAAAAAACACCGAGCTTCTGGCCCAAAGGCAAAAGCTGTTAAAGGATGCCGTCGCAGGCACGAAAGAAAAACTTGATTTACTGAGGGATGCCGAGAAGAAAGTACAGGAGCAATTCGAGAAAGGGGAGGCATCACAGCAGCAGTACGATGCGATAAAAAGAGAAATAATCGCGACCGAGCGGGAACTTAAAAGACTGGAAGAGCGCGCCGCCCGCGCCAGCTCGAAGTTTTTACAGGCCGCCGACTCCCTTGACGGTGCCGGGAAAAAGATGGAATCGGCGGGAAAGAAATTACTGCCGGTAAGCGCCGCCGTCACGGGGCTTGGCACGGCAGCAGTCATAGCCGCCACCAAGTACGAGACGGCGATGAAAGAGATACAGGCCATCACGGGCTACACCGCCGACGAGATGGAGCGGGTAGACCAGGGCATCAAGGACATAGCAATTTCCACGGGAAAATCAGTCAGTGATCTTGCCAAGGACGCAAAAATGCTCGTGGAGGCGGGCGGCGACATAGATTTGATGCTCGCCCAGATGAAACACGGCGCCGACCTTGCCATTGCCACCAATACCGACTACGGCCAGACGTTTGACTTTTTAAGCGCGGCAATGAAAACATTCGGGTACGACCACACGCAGACGCAGGCCGTGGTTGACTCCCTCGCCGCGACCACCACCTTGACCAACCTGGAACTCGCGCAGCTCGGCGATTCATTTGTGAACTGCGGCGGATCTGCGGCGCAAGCCGGGCTCAGCATAGATGAGGTATGCTCGATCCTCATAATGATGTCCGAGGCGGGCTTGAAGGGCGGCGCGGCCGGTACCGCCCTCAACGCCATCTTAAAAAATCTGTCCACCCCGACCGACAAGGCCGCCGACTCGCTCCATGAGCTGAACGTGGAACTGTACGACAACAACGGTAAAAGCCGGGACATGCTCGTGGTCATGCAGGAGCTGGAAGATGCCCTGTCCGGCCTGGACGATGAAACACGCAAGCGCCATGAGTCAATCATCTTTGACAGCGTGGCCCAAAAGGGGTGGAACATGATCGTCGCCGAAGGCGTCGCCGAGGTCGCGGAACTGAGCGGCGAACTGGCGGCGGCAGGGGATAACTTCGACGGCATGGGCCAGGCGGCGGGGCAGGCCGCCATGATGAATGAGGGGTTGCAGGGGCAGACAAACAAACTGAAAGCCACCCTGGAAAGCACGGGGATTGAGATAGGTACCATCATCGTGCCGTATGTCCAAAAGCTGGCCGAAAAGGTGCAGGAGGTCATCGGTAAGTTTTCTGGCTTTTCCGACGGTCAGAAAAAAGCGGCCGTGGCAGCAGGTGCGGTCGTGGCGGTGCTGGGGCCGATGTTGATAACCATAGGCAGAATCTCGCAGGGGATAGCCGCCCTGATGAAAATAAAAGGGGTATGGACGGCGGCCACGAAGATAGCGACGGCGGTACAGTGGGCGCTGAATGCCGCCATGAACGCCAATCCGATAGGCCTGATCATTCTTGCCATAGCTGCGCTCGTGACGGGGATAATATATCTGTGGAAGAACTGCGACGCTTTCAGGGAGGGCGTGATCAGGATATGGGAAGCCATCAAAAAGGCTTTTTTCACCGCTTTCGATGCCATAAAGGGCTTCTTTACCGAGACGCTCCCGAACGCCTTCAACAAGGTGGTCGATTTTTTCAAAAACAACTGGAAAGCGCTTTTGCAGTTCATCCTCAATCCTTTTGCCGGGGCTTTCAAGCTGATATATGAAAACTGCGAGGGCTTCCGTGACTTCATTGACAATCTGGTCGCCAAGATAAAGGGATTTTTCCAGAATTTATGGGATGGCGTGAAAAGTACTTTTTCAGACATGGTCGAGTTTGTGAAATCCATAATCCGCGCCGCCATTGGCATTGTCGTCAGTTTGGCGGGCGGTATAAAGCAAGCATTTACAAGTGCGGTCGAGTTTGTGAAGTCGGTATTTCGTGCCGTCATCGGCATTGTCACCAGTTTGGCGGATGGCGTGAAGCGGGCATTCATGAGGGTGACAGATTTTGTGAAATCGGTGTTCCGGGAAATAATCGGCTTCATCATCGGCTTTTTCGCCGCTTTTGGGATAGACATTGTTGCAGTTTTCAAAAACACATGGGATGCCATCGTCAATGTCTTTTCCGCCATCGGCAAGTGGTTTTCCGCCCGCTTCACCGAGGCATACGAGGCAATCACGGCGGTCTTTTCCACCATCGGTGAGTGGTTTTCCGCCCGCTTCACCGAGGCATATGAGGCAATCACGGCGGTCTTTTCCGCCATCGGCGAATGGTTTTCTGCCCGCTTCACCGAGGCATATGAGGCAATCACGGCGATCTTTTCCACCATCGGCGGGTGGTTTTCCGACCGCTTCACCGAGGCATACGGGGCAATCACGGCGGTATTCTCGGCCATCGGCGGGTGGTTTTCCGAACGGTGGAAAGAAATCAAGGCCGTGTTTGCTGTCACGAAACAATTCTTTTCCGACCGTTTCACCGAGGCATACGACGCCGTCTCGAACATCTTTTCCAAGATTGGCGGCTTCTTTGCCGCACGGTGGGAGGAAACAAAGGCCGTGTTTGCTGTCACGAAACAATTCTTTTCCGACCGTTTCACTGAGGCATACGATGCCGTCTCGAACATCTTTTCCAAGATCGGCGGCTTCTTTGCCGCAAGGTGGGAAGAGGTCAAGGAGGCACTCGCGGATGTCGCCGAGTTCTTCCGGGAGTTGTTCCAGACGGCATACGATTTGGTCACGGGCATATTTAACGGCATAACCGCGTTTTTTACTGATTTATGGGCGGCAATCAAGAAGCTGTTTTCGATGTCCGGCCATGAATTGGGGCATGCATTGGGCGAGACCCTGAAAAGCACGATGAACGCGGCACTGTCGCATCTTGAGAATCTGGCAAACAAGGCCGTCAAGCTCATAAATAACGTCATCAGCCTTATGAACAAAATTCCCGGCGTGAGCATTGGCAGCATTCCGAACGTCACGCTCCCCAAGATGGCGAGGGGCGGCATACTCCGGGAAGGCCAGGCCATCGTCGCCGAGGCGGGTCCGGAACTCATCAGCATGGTCGGGGGAAAGACCGTGGTTACCCCCCTGACCGGGAACTCGGTCAACCGGCTGCCAAAAGATGCCTTTGGCGGCAAAGGGACGGAGTACAATCAGACCATCAACGTTACAAGCCCCAGGCCCCTGAGTGCCTACGAAGTGGCAAGGATTACCAAGATGCAGACGCGCCGCATGGTCGTGGCAACACAGGGAGGGTGACCATGCCGCCAAAAGTCATATGCACGAATGAAAAAAACATAAGCATGACCCTTACCTGGAATGACTTTGCCCCGTTTCACCTTTTGGACTTGGAGGGGGTGTACGGCATTGAGGGCAACGTCGTGACGAGCGACAATACCGCGATTGACGGTTCGACATTCCAGGGGGCCACGGCCAGGCAGCGGAACATCATCCTGACTTTTGAGATGGACGAAAGCCACAAGGAAAATAGGGAACGGCTATACAGATGCTTCGCCGTCACCCGCCCCGGCGTTTTGGAATATGTCGAAAACGGTGACAGTAGGTCCATTGAGTACATAGTCGAGGCAATCATGCCCGGAATGACAAGGGGCAGGGTCAGGAACTATGCCGTTTCACTCATATGCCCGTCGCCATATTTCACGGATTTGGCGGACATTGAGGTGATGATGGCCTCATGGGTGCCCAATGTGTTCTTTCCCCATTGCTTTGTCGCCGGGGGAGCGGAATTTGGCTACAGGCACGCGGAACTGGTCAAGGTCATCGAAAACGAGAGCGGCGCGGAAAACATCGGCATTACGACGGTATTCCACGCGGACGGCGACGTGATGAATCCGGCCATACACCACATGGAGGCGGGCAAGTTCACGCGGATAGGGAGCGCGGAAAATCCATTCACGCTGCGCCCCGGCCAGTATGCCGTCATAAACACCCGGATTGGCAATAAGAACGTCTTTTTGCTCGACGGCATCACCGCCGCCGACATAGAGGGATGCAAGGACCGCCTCGGCGTGATTGACTGGAACAGGGCGGTCACCCGGCATGGCCAGTCAATAAACAGATATTTGGACGAGGATGCCGATTTCATCCAGTTACAGGACGGCATAAACACGATAGCATACACGGCGGACGAGGGCATCGGCCATTTATCCGTCTCCGTGTATTACCGCATATCCTATTTGGGGGTGTGACGATGGATCTATTTATCTACGACCGGAATTTTAACCGCCTCGGCACAATTGACAACCATACCGAGCTTTTGTGGATCCGTAAGTATTGCGAGTGCGGCGAGATGGAGCTTCATTGCCCGGCCACGCCCGCGAACATGGAATTATTGAAGCCGGGAAACATAGTCGCGAAAGGCGACAGGACTGAGGCCGCCGTCATCCGCGGCGACCAGGCCACCGAGGAAAGCAATCACCACAACGGCATCATCCGCAGGGGTTGTTTTTTGCCGGTTTATTTTGGCGACAGGCTGACCGGGCCGATGGTCAACTATTCCGGCGGTGATGAGGACGCGATGCGCTTCATGATAAGCCGGGCCGTCCCGATCCCCATGCTCCGCATTGCCCCGCCGTCCGGTAACCAAGTTGCCATCGAATTCCAGGCGACATACAGGAAATTGCTGGCCATCCTGACAAAGATAGGCCGCCTTACTGATTTGGGATTCAGGGTCGTGCCGGATTTCAGGGCAAAGACAATGACGTTTGAGACATACAGGGGGATTGACCGATCATTTACGCAGCGGAATAATGCAAGGGTCATATTTTCCGAGAAATATGGAAACCTTGACAGCATCAAGCATGAATACAGCGACCTTGCTTTTGCGACAAAAATAACGGTCGGCGGTGCGGGCGAGGGATCAGGGCGCGTCTTCGTCATGGTGGGCGGCGGTGAGGGTTTTGACTTACGGGAGGCTTTTTACGATGCCAGGAACATCAGCGGTGAGGGGATGGGCGCGGCCGAGTATGTCGCCGCATTGGAAGCGGCGGGCCGCGGGCAACTGGAAAAGCGGAAAATCATGGAAAGCATCGAAACCGAGATCGTGCCGTCGGTAAATTTTAGCTATGGTCGCGACTATGATCTTGGCGACATTGTCACGGTCGAAAAAACAGCATGGGGCATTAGACAGGACATAAGGATAACGGAAGTCTGTGAGGTGTACGAGGACGGCGGCATGTACATAGTGCCGACGCTCGGCCACTCGCTCCCCGTGTCGGACAACTTCGATGAGGAATAGGAGGGCCACACATGGCGGTAAGGGGATTTTTCTACAACTCGGTCAACATGGACAGGCCATACGACGGCCAGGACATGAACATGAGCAAGGCACCGTTTTACAAGGAAGGCGTGTTTTTTGGCCATCTCGCGGTCACCGCCGAGGGCCAGTCCATGACGGTCCGGGTTGACGGGGGCGACAGGACAGGTTTTGCGTTCATCAACTACAAGACCATCCACAACAACGCGGTCGTGCAACTCACGGTAGGACAGGCCCACGCCACGTTGCCGAGGATAGACCGGGTCATACTGCGGAACAACGAGACGCTGAGGATGCCGGACATCCTGATCATCGAGGGCGCGTACTCCAATAACCCGCAGCCCCCGGCATTGACGAACAATGACACCATACAGGAGAAATGCCTGGCCGAGATAGCCGTCGCTGCGGGGGCGGTGAGGATAACACAGGCGAACATAAAGGACACCCGCGCCGATGCCAACATATGCGGCTTTGTAGCAACGCAGTTCAACGAGGTGGACTTTGGCTTTTTTGCCCGCCAGTTTGACCAGTGGATGAAGGAATTCGGGGAAGATTACGCAAGCGAGGTCAAGGCCATATTGACGGCCCTGGCTGCTGATGCCGCCCGCCTTAAGTCCGAATACCAGGACGGGATGGACGGATACATGGCCAATCAGCAATTTGCCTTCGACAACTGGTTTGGCGCCGCCCGCGACCAGCTCTCCGAGGACGCGGCGGGTAACCTCTTCAACAACAAGACGGACATCGTGGTGGTGGACGGCGACCTGCCCGTCAACATGAGGCTGCCCAAGACGTTCTATTTCATGGTGAAGCAAAAAGCCACCGTGTTTGACGAGGTCGTGAAGGTAAGCCCCAACATGGGACTGATAGTGGGATAGGGGAAAAAGCCATGAAGTATGAAAACCTGAAAGCGCGCGTGGTGTTGCTGGACGAGAAAACAGGGGAGGTCATCGCCGAGGTTGACCCTTACACCACCCCGTATGCCATCACGTTTCCGGACGGGAAGAGCCTGGTCGAAGTCATCAATGACATCGAGCAGATACCCGGCCCGCAGGGAATACAAGGCCCCAGGGGCCGCCAGGGCAGGCAGGGCGAGCAGGGCGGGCAGGGCATACAGGGTGAACGGGGCGAAGCGTTCCGTATTTCCATGATTTACCCGAGCATTGCCGCAATGGAGGCCGATTTTGCCAACGGGGATGTCGGACACGGCCAATTTGTCATCATAGAAACCGGGAATGTTGACGATCCCGACAATGCCCGGTTATATATCAAGGGCGAGGCGGCATTTGAGTTCATAACGGACTTGTCCGGGCAGCAGGGCATTCGGGGGCCCGAAGGGCAGCAGGGCATACAGGGGGCAAAAGGCGACCAGGGCGAAGAGGGCGAGCGGGGGCCGCAGGGCATACAGGGCATGAAAGGTGACAAGGGCGACCCCGGCGAGGCCGCCGAGGCAGGGCGCGACGGCGATAAAGGCGACCAGGGCGACAAAGGCGACAAAGGCGACAAGGGCGACAAAGGCGACAAAGGCGACAAGGGCGACAGGGGTGACAAAGGCGACAAGGGTGATAAAGGCGACAAGGGGGCGGACGGGGTGGATGCTGTCGGTGTGAAGCACGGTGATGCATACGCCACCGCGGCCACCGTCAAACTTTTTTTCAAACGGACATAAGCAGATGGAGGTGATGAAATGGCGGCGACAGTCAACAGGATTCAGATACAGGATGATCAGGGCAATTATTATTTGCCCCACACGGCGGCGGACGTGGTGGCCTTCAACAAGGAGGGCACGGATATACAGGCTGACGACGTGGCGGCGGCAATAAAGGAGTTGAATGTGGCGGCCAAGGCCGACATTCCGAATTCCCGGATGGCGAACATGCCGGGCCGTACGGTGAAAGGCAACACGGGCTCGGGAGCCGCCCGCCCGGCAGACCTGACGAGGGAGCAGCTTGCGGGGATGCTGGCGGAAGTACCGCGGACGTACAAGGGCACGTTGACGGGCGCGGGCCTTGGCAACGCAATCACGGTACCGATGCCCGGCTTCGGGCGGGCCACGGGGGCGATAATCGCCGCCGAGTTCGATTACGTTGTCCGCGCCCCCGCCCCGACGCTCAACGTGAACGGCACCGGCGCGGCGGGCATACGTTCATGGATTCCGACCATCGGCAACTTTCCTCCGGGAGTCATGGCCCCCGGCATCCACCATCTCCGTTACAACGGCTCCAACTGGATAGTGCTTGATGGTGTGGGGGAGAAAAACATTGGGACCTGCAGCACGGCATCGAACGCATCGGCCAAGGTAGGCACGCTGCCGGGTTTCGTGCGGGCGTCGGGGTCGGTGGTGGGGCTTGATTTTACAAGTCAAGGCGGTTCCTATGTCAGTCCGGCAACGCTGAACGTGAACTCCACGGGATCGGCCCCAGTGGTGGATTTCCGGGGTGGCAACGTTGACAACGAAGGGCTCACGGCGGGCATGAATTATTTTCGCTATAACGGCAGCCAGTGGGAATTGCTTACTCCCGTTTTGCATCAAGCGTCGTCCCCTCGTGCGGTCCCCTGCAGCACGGCAGCCGCAACAACGGCCAAAACAGTGGCATTGTCGGGATTTTACAGATTTAACGGAGCGGTTGTCGTGGTCGACATGGCCAACGCGAACACGGCGTCCGCGCCGACGCTTAACGTGAACTCGACCGGCTCGGCGGCCATAAGGGACTTCCGCACGAACGCCGCCCCGGCATCCGGCCAGCTGGCCGCCGGTATCAACGTTTTTCGCTTCAATGGGACCCACTGGATATTGCTGACCCCGGCCGGGGCGGACAATAAGGGAACATGCAGCGAGGCAGCACAAAATACAACCAAGAGGGCCACGCTGGCAGGCTTCACGCTGACAACCGGCGCCATCGTCAGTCTTTATATTGACGGCCCGAATACATCCGCCAGTCCCCAGCTGAATGTGAACAACACGGGGGCGAAGCCGATAGTGGACTGGCAGACGGGCGTTGCCCCGAATCCCATGCATTTGACCGTCGGACACAGGGTTTTTGAATATAACGGAACGCAGTGGGTGCTGCTCAACCCGCATCGCCATGTAATCCCCGAAGGCTCCGTCATCAGCGGGGATTGGGCGGGACAGCCCGCCGGCCACAGGGAGCAGCGGATAACGGTCAGCGGCGTCACATCCGCCATGGCCCTTGTCTGTGACCTGGACATGGAATCGCTGGCCCCGGCCGCCCCCGATGGCTACGAGAAACACAGGGCGGTGCAGGCCGAGGCGGCCAAGATTGCGCGGGTGGTGTCCGGCGCCGGCAGCATAACCGTGCATACATGGGGCCCGGATGCCCCCATGGAAACCATCCCCCTCATCCTGAAGGCTTGAGGGGAGAAAGGAAGGAACGGACATGGCAGAATGCATCAAGGGCGGGACTTTCAGAGGTGTGGACACGCGTGTGCTTGTGAGAAGGACGCGCACGTTCACAATTGAGCAACCAAACAATAACGCAAACAACACATTCTTCAACTTGAGTCTTGCGGCACTCGACAACTTCCGGGATTATGAGTTGCAGAACATTGTTCCGTCACGACAGCAAGTAGTACCCATAGGTTCCACCAACCCTAACATTATTCGGATTGAAGGTGGAATCAGGGCGGTTGCTTATGACAGGAATACTGGATCACTGCAGTTGGAAGTTGGAGGCATGGCAAGGAGTGGCTCGCCCAGTGTTACCATGACTACCCACGTGCTTGTCACAGTTATCACACTCGAATAAGGAGGCTACCCATGAACGAGCGGAAATATGAAATAGGCGACATCCTAAGATGCCCGGAATCGGACAGGACGGGCGCGGTGATGAATTACATGACGGAAGAAAGATTGAATCCCGGCGGGGGGCATTCATTCAGCGCGTCCTACAGCCTGGTCATTGACAATGCGGAGACCGATTTCATCGCCGAGGAGAAATTGGAGTTTGTGAGCGGGCCGGCGACGACCGATGATGTGGACGAAACGGTCGAAACAGACGAAACAGACGAAACGGTCGAAACAGACGAAACGGACGAAACAGAAGAGACGGACAAAACAGACGAAACGGACGAAACGGACAAAACGGAGGAATCCGGCGATGACTGAGACGGCGACATACATGCAACTGGACCATGTGGCGCTGCTGGTGGCGGCAGTCTCCGGGTTTGTGTCCGCGTGCATCCTGCCCCTCATTGCCCGCAGGCAGACCAGGAAGGACAAGCACGACAAAAATTGTGATGAACTGCGCGCGGTGCTGGACGCCGCCGACTACGAACTGCAAATGGCCAGCCGCCACATGATGAGGGAAACCGCGCAGGCCGTGGTCAACAAAAAATGCAACGGCGAACTGACCGCCGCCATTGCCAAGTTTGACACGACGTTTGAGGAACAAAACAAGGTGAAGGGCGAGGCATTGAAACAGTTGATGAAGATTTGAACGCGGGGTGGCACATGGACATGCAGATTGCGTCAAACATCATCCTATTCGCCGCCGGCCTGGTGACGGGCGGGTCGGCCATGCTCTGCCATTGCCGGAACGGCCGCCGCAGGGCGGGCCGGGCAAAGGCGGCCAAAAAAGGGCCAAACAAGATGGACATCGTCCTGATCGTCATGGCCGTGGCCACGGTTGCCTTCGTGGCGGCCATGGTATGGCTGTTCGACAGGCACCGGCAAATCCCCGAGACCCTTGCCGTGAGCTGGTTTGCCGCCGTGGCCGGGGAAGTTTCAATATGTGGGTGGATAAAATCCGCCAAGGAAAAAAACAAGGACAAGGAGTGAACGTATGAAGACGACAAAAAAGACGGTTGAAATGATAGCGGCCTTCGAGGGCTACCGCGACAGGGCTTACCTCTGTCCCTCCGGGGTGTGGACCATCGGCTACGGCACGACCAGGTATCCCGATGGCAGGGCGGTCAGGGCGGGCGACTCATGCACTATGGCACAGGCGCTGGGATACAAGGCCCATGACCTGGCCCGGTTTGAAAAAAACGTGATGAAATTCCACGAGCGCTACAAGTGGACGCAGAATGAATTTGACGCGCTGGTCTCCTTTGCCTATAACGTGGGGTCGGTTGACGGCCTCACCAAGGACGGCACGCGGAGCAAGGAGCAGATTGCACAGGCGATACCCCTTTATGACAAAGGGCGCGACAAAAACAAGAATTTGGTCGTGCTTGCGGGGCTTGTCCGCCGCCGGGAGGCGGAGCGGAAGCTGTTCCTGACCCCGGACGGGCCCGCCCCGCAAAACACGGCCGCCCCGCCCGGCGCGGCCACCGCCCCCGCCAATGGCATTGACGCCCTGGCGCGGGAGGTCATCGCCGGGAAGTGGGGCGTCAACCCCGACCGGGCCAGGCGTCTGACGGCAGCAGGGCATGACGCGGCGGTGGTGCAGCGGCGGGTGAACGAGCTTTTGAAAAAATGACATGTGGCGGTGTGGTGTTTTATCATGGCAAAAAATGGTGTCTTATTAGTGTCTTATTAGTGTCTTATTGCTGTCATAAGACACCAAAAACCACATCAAATTGGAATAAGTAAAAAGCTGTAAAACCGCGTAAAATCAACGTTTGCGGGCATCGGCGAAAATTCAAAAAAGGCAAATTATCAAATTTGTAATCAGCAGGTTGCCGGTTCGAATCCGGCTATCGGCTCTCTGGAAACCCCGTAAAATAAGGCTTTGCGGCGATGGGCTGTTTTTTTATTTTAGGTATTAGTGTTTGGTTAGTGTCATTCTGAACGGATCATGGCGGAGTGAAGAATCTTACCACGGAGAGCGAAAAATGGATTTGACCTCAGTTGGCAGCACCCGTGTTTTGCGGTACTTTAGCGCCCGATGCTTTAAGGCACAGCATAAACCCAAACGACATCTTATTTTTATGAAAAACGGAATAAGCATGCTATATGACGGATTTTTCCGGACATAGTGTTTTATGAGCGTTTTAGTAATGTCATTTTCGATAATATCCCCGAGGGCATCTGTTAGTTCGCCTTTCGCGAAATAATCTTCAAAAACCATTGCGTGAACCAAGTATATAATCAGTTGATCGATAATGTTTGTGCAAAAGGGCACTTGCTTTGAGTCAGGCATTGAGTCCCAGACCATCAGCCAAAAATTCTGTGCGTGTCTAAAATAAAAGCGGAAGACATCAAAATATAAAACCGTCGATAAAGTCAGGCGCTCCGCCTCATCGTAACGAAAATAACTATACACCGGCTTTTTGACATTGATAATTTTCTCTGCGTATGCCAGATAATCCAGCGTAAACACGCTGTCTTCCCAAGTGCCCACATTTTCCCGGAATTTTAGTTCATTCTGCTTTATGATGCCATGCCGGAAGAGCTTTCCCCAGACTACATTTGCCAGCCAGCCGGCAGTTTTTTCGACCATCTCAATGCAATAGGCAACGCGGGAATATTCGTCATTTTCCAAGCGCCAATAACTGCCCATGGACCCACTGCCCAGGACATGGCAATCGCCGACTATTAGGTCGGCACTGCTATTTTGGCAGGCAAAAAACAGATGGGACATGGCCTCTGGTGGCAACAGATCATCGGAATCCACAAAGCTTATATATTCACCGCTGGCATGAAAGAGCCCGATATTTCTGGCAGCGGACAAGCCCTGATTCGTTTGATGGACAACGGTGATTCGCAGATCTTTTTTCGCCATTTCATCGCATATTTCGCCGGATCCGTCTACCGAACCATCGTCTATTAAGATGATTTCCAGATTTTCATGTGTTTGCGCCAAGATACTTTCGATACATTTGGTGACATAATGGACGCTGTTATATACTGGCACGATCACGCTGATTAAACTTTTCTCTTGCATAACACCTCCCAATATCACTCAGGAAAGGCTGGTGGCTATTTTTTCCATCAGTAGCTCGGCAATGTTATATACGCTGCTTTCGGGATCATCTGCCCTTAGCAAGCGGTCGAGCTCATCATCGGTGAGGTTGATTGTATAATCGGCCCCGCACCCATCGCTAACAACTTGATTTGCATGCGGCAGTGCCTTTTCCAGGGCGGTGGCTACCAAAGCACCATTATCGGTATGGAATAACTGCTGTGACAGCCCTCCAAGCTCCGGTATCAGGCCATAGACATCCCCCTCCAAAGCTTCGGTCGCATGGCCCCATTTGCGGCAAGCAAAACGCAACTGTCCCATGGCTATTTTTTTGAATTCCAGGGCGTAGTCTGCATACATACCGCGCTCATGGAGTTCTTCATATAATAAATGAAGACCTTTGCCGATATTGGCAATATTTTTTTCCGTGTTGGATAAGCTCCCGGGGCGGTGTCTTAAATAATTGATGAGCGGCTCCGCCACATGGGCTATTTTATTGGCATTTGCAATCAACAGCGGGATGCAAATGTCTTCATATGTGATGTCCGGGAATGAGAAGTGCATGCGCTCCAGCAACTCCAGGCGGAAAATTTTACCCCAGGCAAAGAGCCGCGATTTATTCACGATGCTTTTATCATCTTGGCATGACGCGACCGGTCCGTCAAAACGAATTTTCACAGCAGCTTTAGCCAGGGATTCACTTTCGACATAGTAAATATCACAAAGACCAATTTCACTTTCATAGGTCTGCATTGCCCGCAACACTTTTTCGATAAAAGCAGGCTCAAACCAATCATCCGCATCCAGAAAGGTAATATACTCGGCAGTTGCAGCTTGGATACCCGCATTACGCGCCGCGCCCAACCCCGCGTTTGTTTGCCACAGATAAGCAATGCGTTTGTCTTGCCGGGCGAACTGGTGGCACATCCGGGCGCTGTGATCCGTGGAACCGTCGTCCACGAGAATAATATCCAGATGGCGGTAGCTTTGGCCGAGTATCGAACACACGCAACGCTCCAGATAATCTTCCATATTATAGATCGGAACCACAACACTGACTGTTGGAGGCATAGGCCACCCCTTCCCATCCAACCCGAGTTTTTATAAGCCTAAGATCTGTTGGTTTTCCATCGCTTCGTATAGGGCGCGGTAGATATAGTAATCCGCCGGAGCGGTTATCTTGATATTGTTGGCGGTGCTTACAACCGTATGCATTTCGATACCGTATAAACTTAAAAGATGGGCGGAGTCGGTCGTTCGCGTACCGGCGCTTATGGCTTTTTGGTATAAAGGCCAAATATCCCCGTACTTAAAGGACTGGGGCGCTTTTGCCGTATACATGGATTCCCGGGGCGGGACTTCAATAATACGTTCGTTATCGCATAGGCGGACAATGCTTTCGCGGGCGGCTTCGACGGTAATGGCATTTCCGCGTTCCTTTACTTTCGCGATATTTGCAGAAATTAATTCTTTATTTATCAAGGGCCTCACCCCATCGTGAATGAGGACAATATCATCATTTTGGCACACATCGGCCAAAGATTTAAGGCCGTTGTAAATGGACATGTCAGCGCCGTCCCCGCCGAGGACAATATTGATGATTTTCTCGAAGCTATACTGCCGGATCATCTTTTTCAGCTCATCTATCCAGTTTTCCACACAGACAATCAAAATCCCATCAATTTCCGGATGGTTTTCAAAATGATTCAGGGTATATATAATAATTGGCCTGCCATGCAGCTCCAGGAACTGCTTGGGCTTTGTGTGGGTATTCATCCGCTCACCGGTACCGCCGGCAAAAATAAGTGCCACATTCATGAACCACCTCCGTTTTGCCAATCCAATATCATGCGCCCATACATTTCATTCAACCCGTATTGGGCATCCCAGCCCAATGCTTTCAGCTTGTCTGTGTTGAGAATATATCCGCTATCCGGGGCATAGCCGCATTTATTTATGTCTTCCGGCGGTCTAACGACTACTTTTATCCTGCCATCATATAAATTTGCCGCAATCATGTCCGCCATTTCGCGGATTGTATGACTGGCATGGGGGTTGGCGATATTGTATGCTTCGCCGTTAGTGCCTTTTAGTAGTATTACCAACAAGCCCCGCAGTGTATCGGCGGTATAACAGTAATTACCCCGTGATTTGCCCTCGGTATGCAATACGAGTTCTTGACCGGCCATCGCACTGTTGGCAAATTGCGCGAACACGCGGCTATCTGTTTTTGGGGTTCCGGCACCGAAGGTCTGCGCCAGTCTGGCAATTTTTATCGGCAGCCCATATTGCCGGGCATAGGCCGCACACATCATCTCGCAAAAGCGTTTGCTCTCCGGATAAGTGCTCCTTGGCTGGGATAAGTCCAAATAACCCAAGTCGTCCTCGCAGGCTTCGCCGGACCCCAGCTGTCCGTATACTTCCATCGAAGATAGATAAACAAAGCTTTTTGGACCGCGCTCGCGCACACAGTCCAATATGTTTTTCGTTCCGCCCACTGATACCTCCAGGACATCGACGGGCTTTTTAACCATCTCGGAGGATTTTGTCATGGACGCGCAATGAAAAATGTAATGCAAACGCTCCGGGAGTGCCGATAAGGTCGCGGGATGGCGTACATCGCCATAAATAAACTCCATGGCCAGCTCCCGGGACAGGGCCGTGGCCAAGGCAGTATTTCTGCCCTGCCCGATAATACGCAGCCCGAGTCCGTGTTCATTATCAGCCGCTTTCAGCACACGAACAAGCGCCGAACCAATAAGCCCGGTCGCGCCGCTGACAAACACCGTACTTTCCCGCAGCTTGTGCCAGGGGATGCCGGTATCGGCGACAATATCGGAAATGTCTGACTTATAAATATTGCTGATAGTATTTGTTTCGTCCATAAATAAACCACCTATTGTAATGTATATCGACCGGAATACATGAACATATAAGAGGGGAGGGGGGTTATCCGTATAGCCAACTGCCATCAGACATGATGTCGATCTCATTAAGATAAAAAACGCTCCGGGCACCCTTTTCGCGCAGATAGGGCTTTACTTCCTCTGTATGCTGATAGTCCAGGGCGACAATTAGCGCAGCAGTATTCAAATCGCAATCACTGGCGTGGTATATGGGATAGCCATCTTGCGTGACGGGTATCGTTTGGTCGTCTGATATGATATGGCCCGTTATGTCGATATTGCTTTTTTGCAATATATTGGCCAATGATTTTCCGATTACACCGGCACCATAAATATATACATTTTTCGTGCTATTTTGCCGGATAAACGCGATTATCTCTTCGCGGCTTTTTACCCATTGCAGGCCGCCACGCCGAATCAAACTATTCATTTCCCCGATGACATGGCTGGCATTTTCCAAATCCAGGGCGGCATACTCGTTATTTGAAGCCATCGCCGTGTAGTAGCCGGCATCCTGGGCCACAAACATGAACAAGCGCTCCAAGTAATGCCCCAATTCTCCATCGGTAGCCATCGGCTCCGGCGGAAAGTCTTCATAGGCAAAGGGATAATCCAGCAACTTTTTAATGGCCTTTGTCCGGCACCAAAAGGCCGTGCTCAAAGAAAAGGGGTGCTTGTCCGGGTCAATATCGCATTTTAGGCCCAGCTTTTGCGCCCATTCGTTTAATCCCTGATAACAGTTCGTCCATTCCTTGCCGCGAATATTGATATATCCGTAGTGCAGTGGTTGGGGGGGCGAGAGCAAACCCAGCCGGGGATTTTCTTGCATGGTCCAGAGGATATTGTTGATATATTCCCGGCTTTTCAGGGTGTTTTCCCAAATGTTATAAAAATACGATCTCCCCACGGCCATCGGGCCACGGCCGCCGGCGGTCTTTTTATCATGGGTAAAGCAAATAATATCATAGTTTCCGATGATTTCCTTGCACCCAACCAACAAGGCGCTGACATCCCGCCCCCGATTGGTCACCAGGATGCTTTTTTTGGTTTCATGCCGCGTAAACATAGCCAGCCGCTCATCTATCTGGTGGCGCATTCCCGGGTCATATGTAGTGACAAAAATATCGCAATACTCCGGAACGCGGGTAAGATACGAAAAACAGTCCTCCATCAACGCAGGATAGGCCAGATGGACAATGATGGCCACCCTTTCGCCGCCATTGTGATAATCAGCTATTTTTACTTTGGCGGGCAGTATGTAGTTCAAGCTGAGATTTCTTTTTATGTCAACCATGTTGCAAGTCTTTATTATATGGCGCCAAATCAAATCCATGTCATAGTCCGGGGAATGTTCAATGAAGGCGAAGGCCGCCCTTGTTTCCTCGCGCATGGAAACGGACAGATTAAGGTTTTGGCTGAATATCTCTTTTTTCAGAAACGGTATCTGAAAATCTTTTATCAAGGTATGTGGGGAGACCAGATAGTGGTCATGCTTGTCGTAGTCTGTATCCAGTGCAGTGGTGTCTGCATATGTGGAAAGCTGATAATTTTTAGCCTTTATCAGATGCGCGAGTGCCTCCGTAAAACCATCGTTGGGGTAGCGGGCCAATATTTCCCGGAAGCCATCCTGCATAAAAACCGACGGTCTAAGGCCGATAAAATAATAGTCCGACGTGCTGATGCTCCAGATGTCACAATCCCGGCCCGCCATTTGGTTAAAAACTGCTGCGAGGGGATGGAGGGGGCCAAAAACGGAGTCGTCGAATAGTATTATTTCATCATATGTTGACAGGGATTCGTTGGTGCCGGGCAGTTCGTCCGCAGTTAGTATAATATCGACATATTCTAACAAGCTTTCATGCATGAAAGCGACATAGTCTTCCGCGATGTTGGCGGGGGTGGTGGGTTTGAAAATGGCCAGGCGTTTGGGGGTCATGGTTGGTCTCCGTGGTTATAAGCATAAATAGTTAGTGATGCCCTTATTGTTCAAGATAGGGATAATCTCCGCTTGATGTTTTTTGTCCATACACACAATGATGCCGTCATCTGCTGTAAGATTGGCATCTGAAAGATACTTGACCGGAAGGCCATTATACATTTTCGGCTTTTCTTTTCCGTCAGAAACGATATAGCCGGCCAAATTATGCAGCGCAATAGGGTGTTGCTTGGCCATGTCACCAATACCATAAATATATATTTCCTTGTGTTTTTGAGCAAACAAACTGACCCCGGCTTTGAAAATTAGTGTTTGTAAATCGTTAAAGTTTTCAAAACCACCCAGTTGCTCCCTAATCTGCCCTGTTACTTTATCCATGTAATATTTCTTGTTTACAAACTCCATTGCTGCAAAATCATCGCTCATAAGCAAACCGGAATAATATCCGGCATCCTGGGTTATATAGAGCCATAAATATGGTAAAATATGCGAGTAAATCCCCTCATCTTTCCTCGCAAGACCATCGGCTTTCTCAAAAAAAGTCCTAAGCACCAGGCGCCTCATCCAAAAAGCCGAGGTAACAGTAAACGGTGGATTGTCTTTTGATAAAACGCAACTTACGCCCAAAACATTAACGGCTTCACTTATCTGGTCGTATTTTCCATTCCATCCCCTGCCATAATCACCAAAGAGTTCTGCGAAATCCGGCATCGGTGGGGATAGAAAGCCTAGATGAGGATTGTCCATGAATAACCCTTTGATGTTCATTATATGGTTTCCCGAGCCGATTAGATTGCTCCATATATTATGAAAATGCGATTTACCAATACGGCTCATTCGTTCCATCGATGACATGTCAACATCATGAATAAGGCAAATATATTGAAATTCACAGGCGTTTTTATTCACGTATGGCAAATAAACATCCGGGGAAGCAATCTCAACGCAGTGATAGTTTGCATCGCTATAAGGCATCAGCAATTCTGCCTCACAGGCATATATGGATACATGACAGAGTTCCTTTATGGTATCCAAATAGTCGATTACATATTCAAATGAATTTCCGTGATTGATATATACGCAGATGCAAATATCATCATCTTTCAAGTTCAATATATTTTCGCATTTTGTAATAGCATAAGAGAGGCAAAAATTATTGAACATGGTTGATACATTCGTGGTTCTAATCAGATGCTCCCATATCAACGATATATCATAAGGGGTATTATTTTTTATGTACTCCAATGATTGCCGGCAGTTTTCCTGTGTTTGGCAAAACAATGTGTTGTCTTTTACCGATTGGCGTTTTAGAATCGGATATTTCCTTTTTTTTATCAGTTCATAAGACAAATAGCTATATGGATTATAGGTATTATAGATACTATCTGATTCGTTAAACACGTTGTCGGCGTATGGTAAATAATCAAATCCATTCTTGCCGAAATGTGATGTGAAACATAGCTCATAATTTATTATTACATCAATGAAATTATCATAGTAGGGCATTGATTCCCAAAATTCCACGAAGATAGGGCTACTCAACATTTCCTTTCGTATAACAATAAAATATGTCTGAATATGCTCGGTAATGAATGGTTTTGAATCCAGATACATATCCTCATGTTTCAGTAATCCCCAAAAATCAACCGTGTGACTATCCATATCAGCGAAGATACTCTTTAGTGGAACAAAAGGACCAAAAAAGGAATCATTAACCAATACTAGCTCATCATATTCGCGAATTTCATCCCAGCCAATGAAGCTACACAGCGCATCCTTAAACCCACCGGCATCATAGCCGATATTATCACGGAAAAAAACATCGCTAGCATGTTCTTTAATTATATCTAAGCCCCGGTGAATATTTTTATTATTGCAAACCACCACAACCTTATCGCAACACAAACGTAGTTCATTCAATAGATAGCCAACATATCTATCAATGATTCCTTCTGCGTCATATGTTACTAGAATGGCGATGCGTTTATTCATCCACTGTCCTCAATTATTCTTGTATAATCGCCTTTTGCCGCAAATATTAAACATCTGGTCAGCTTTACAATGGCTTCATCAAAAAATTCAAAGTAGATATATCCGTGTGAATACGAGGTGACTAGGCCCATCTTACTTAACTGCTCGTTTAGCGCTACTTCGTCGTAGCTATTATGATAAGCACAAACCAAAGCCAAAAAATCGCTTTGTGTATTAATAGTTTCATTCATCCCCAAGATGGCTAGTGACTCAAAGCCCTCGATGTCCATTTTGACTATATCCAGTCGTCCACCGCTAATGATTTCATCAATAGTTATGCACTCATCATCAACGGTATCACTTAGCTTCTTCTTTATGATGCTAACTCTATCGCCATATGGAGCAAAACTAAATTTTAGTGCTTCATGCCACTCCTCATCACACTCAATTAAATAAAGTCGTTCTACCCTATCAATTATTGCCAGGCCAAATATGCCTTCTGCGGCACCGGCATCAATAACCACTCCACCTTCCTTGACAGGCAAATCCCCGGCAAAATAGGAATGCGGTGATTCCGGATCTTGCTCCAGTAAGATAAAACGCATATAATCCAGGCATTTTTGCTCACAGTCCAGACTCTTCTTGAAATATACGTTTTTTCCATTCAAATCAGAGTAAAACAATTCCGCGTCTTTATCCCACAAAATATCAATATCTAAATTCATGTATTTTTGGGTAAAATCATAATTATAGGACACCAGATCATTAGACTTTAGAAACGATAAAACTTGTTGTATCTCATGCTCATTATTTTTTTTATATTTTTGAATCAATATGCTTTTATTAAACTCAGAAACATAGTTGAGATCTTGTAAGGCTATTTCAGGAAAGTTATATTTTTGCATGAGCTCAGTTTTAATCTCGTTTGTGGGATCAACAACGCCGATAATTATCGGAATACCCGTATAGTTTTGTGGCGCTTTGATTTGATACATATCAAAAGCAAGCTGGTTTTGCTTGTTTTTATCATTATCCCAAATTTCAACTAATTCAAAATGAGCGGACAAATGTAATTTGGCGGTTAATTCCTTGCCTTTATTACCGTAGCCAAAAAGGATGATTTTCTGCGGCTCAAATCCTTCAAGTGGGTTAGGTATTTCAGCAGTCATTTTACCCTTTATTTCTACCCGCTTGTCAATGCCTAGTAGATACCACTCATATTCATTGTCTAATTGACCTATATCCAAAGCCCAATATCCTCTTTTTGCTAAATCATATGCCAAAACGGTGGCTGCCGGCCCCAACGAAATAAGAATTAAGCTATATCTCGCTGTCGCCATTTCTTTGGTCACTTCGCGCAAAATCCACTCATATTCAGCAAAAGCATTTGTTGATGGACACAAAAATCTTGTCACACTATTTGCTGATGAGAATAAATCATTACCTTCTCCGATTTTTGAATATTCCCCTTCAACCAGTAGAACATCCTGATGTGACCATATTCGTTTGAAAGCGGCGAATATTTCAATCGCCATGTTTTTGTCTTTATGTATTATGTAGGGGCGAGTAACATAGGCATCATAGTATATGTGTTCCGGATTAATCATTTTCATAATTTCATCACGGCTTCCGTTACATACATAGTCGCGGATTGCATCCGCAGCCTCTTCTGTATACTGATCAAGGCAGCCAAAATTATTGGCGATAGCAATAAGAATATTATCATCTACGGATAATACTATTTCTCTTAGTCTCATGGCTAAAAGTTCATCATGCTGCTGAAACCAAGCCCGGTTATTACCACGCATAATTTCAAATTCACCATCTCCAAAGCGGCATAATGAAACTTTATTTCTTTCTATTAAAGAAAGTGATTCGATCGATGGGCGAACGGTCAAACTTTCTATTTGATTTAATTCATATGGAGCATTTTCTATACGCCTTCTTTCTTTCTGCTTCTCAAAATCCGGTGCGCTTGATGTTAATATACTATAATCAATGAAATGCCGATTCTCATTTTCATTCCATGCAACAACGATTTTCGAGGCGTCTAAATCCATTTGATTATATAAATCTAGTATAGCCTCATAATTTTTCACTGAGATAATAACGAAATCATATTGCTCACGCAAAAGAATATCCGGCGAAAATATTTCATACTGCTCATGCCATTTTCTTCCATGTTTGCTGGGATTTTTATCAATCAATCCTTTTATTAGGCATAAATCTTTATTTAAAGAATCAAGAACAATATCCAGGTAGTAGCCACAGCCCCAAATATATATGATGTGTTTTTTTCTCATTATACAGCCCCCAGCTTGACTAGCATAAGTGATATAGTCTATAATAGTATAAGCTTTATCATGATGTTTGGCAACAAGGGGAAAAGTTGAATACTGCATTGATTTCGATTATTTTACCCGTCTTTAACGGAGAAAAATATTTATCACAATGCTTGGAGAGCATTATTGACCAAAGCTTTCTTTACTATGAATTGATTTGCGTAAATGATGGCTCTACAGATTTGACGACTTTAATACTAGACAAGTATCAAAAAAAGGACGAAAGAATAATTATTATAAATAATGAATGTCGTTTGGGAGCCGCACATTCCCGGAATAAGGGTTTATCGCTTGCCAGCAGTGAATGTATAATCTTTCTTGACTCCGACGATATTTATGCTCCAGATATGTTGAAAATAGCTTACGAAAACATGATTCATCATCATGCTGATGTTGTCGAATTTACGATAGATATATTTGCGGGTAATGATTATTCAAAAGAAATGGCGACTCTTATTTATCAGGGAGTAAAGTCATTTCATGGAAAGAATATTACGATAAAAGAATTCCCGTCACAAATCATACTCGAGCATCTTAATGGCCCTATTAATAAATTATACAAAAAGGCGTTTATTCATAAGTACCAACTCTTATTTCAAGATCTGGAATGTTGTAATGATGTCTATTTTACTCTTATGTCGGTTATGCTTGCAGATAAATATTTTAGAATTGATTCTGCTGAGGCTTTAGCTCATGTCCGCCAACATGATACTATTTCCAGAATATCTACAAACAGAAATATAATGTGCATTTATCTGGCCTTATATGAAACGAAGAACGGATTAGTCAAGAGAGGGCTTTGGAATACTCTATATAATCATTATTTCATCAAGGCAATATTTACTATTTTTGGCGAAATGTCTGAATGTAAAAACGAAGCGGAAAAAGAAGTATTTTACAAGTTTATTCAATCAGAAGGCTTTTCCACTCTTTTTGAAGGTTTGGGTTCCGATGAAAAACTCGAGCCATATATCAAAACAAGATATGAAAAATTTATCAACGAGCCATATCAGTCTAAATGGTGGGAGGAAGAGGACATACTAAGTCTTCATTTAATGAATAACGACGAAATTGTAATCAAAATATTTGCTGATGCCAAAATCAATCAAAAGAGTATCGGGTTGTGGGGTTGCGGCAAAAGAGGAAAAGCCATCATAGAATTTTGCCAATTAAACCATCTTTCTTTGGATGCAATAATAGACAGGGATAAAAATAAACACGGTTTATTTATCGGAAATTATCAAGTTCAATATAATGATGATATACTCAAAGAGCTTGATATAATAATTGTCTCAACAAGTGAGTTTTATGATGAGGTTTCAACTACTCTTGCGGCTAATCATAGTCATATTAAGCAATTAGATATCAATAAACTTTTGTGTTTATAGATTTTCATTAATAATTGACCACTTCCTCAATACTTAATACGGGGTAGGCTACCTTTTTTCGTTTGTAACTGTTATTATCATCGTATCAATATCTATTAGCGTTTCATAAGTCATACAAGCGTCTGTAAACCGTTCTTATGGATAAAAGGCTAATATAGCACCTTCCGAGAAATTCTGTCAAATATTTTTTTTCCGGCGCTACCATCCTTGTTGGCACTATAATCAAGAAAATTCCTTTTTCGCTTCGCGTTTATGCCATTGAATGAGGCTGCGAAAAAATCAATAATGCAACATATTTCATTTTCACACACTATTTCGTTGTTATTACCAAAATAGTATGAATAATATTGCTTGTGTTCTTGAGCGTCCATCATAAATTTGTGGGGCGTGACCTTGCCGGATAGCTTTTCTAGTTCGTATACAGTACGATTATAAGGGTAAAAGATGTATAAAACACTATCACAATCTTTTACCTCCATCATTTTGTCTACTCTATCTTCGGACAGTTCGCTTACATCTAAAAGATACTCAACGAAAACACCGAACTCTTTGTCGAATTTAAGAATCTTATCGCTGGTATAAGGAAAAAGAAAAATGTCGCGTCCAAAATCGTAAATATGGTTAAAGAGATGCTCTTCGTCTGAAAAACTGATGTCCGCAAGTGGTATTGAGTACTCAGTGATTGTATTTGCTTCAATATTTATTTTAATTAGTTTTTCGTATTTATTCGCAACCAGCCACACATGATTATCACTTATTGTTGCCAACATACATTTTTCCAAGAGAGTAATAGAAAATAAATATTCAATCTCTTGGGTCATAAGTGAGTAGCGTATAATATGTCCAAAGTTTTTCATAATTAGTATTATCTGGCCATCATCGTCACATTTGCTGATATATAAGGGGTATTTGTAATGTCTGTTATTGTCCGTCCAAAATCCTATCTTTTCGAAAAGCAAGGTGTGATACTCTACTTCAAAGCTATTGGCATTAAAAACCACAATTGCCTTTACACCAACTCCAAAACAATATATTTTATTTAGATGTTGAATAGTAAAACGCAATCGGGAGCTATTGTATACGTCAATAGGAAGCAAATATTTTTTGTCTATTGCAATCTTCGCTTGTTCTTTGGTTAGGAGATTATATATAAATATATTATCCGAATAATAAGGAAAGCATATAACTTGCTCTTTTGTACAATGCACTTTCCGGTATCTTGTAATAAAGGGCATCTCAACACCATTTTCTCTAGGTGTGCTATTGCTTCGCGTGATAAATTTAGCGCTATTCATATTAAAGTTTAACCGAAAAAGACCATCTGAAAACGCATCAAACCCCCATATTTTTCCATCTTTATCAATAGAGAAATCACTAATAAACAAGGCTTTATCCCTCGTTTGACACCTAATGTTTTGTATAACTATTGGCTTTCCCGTAATCCCATACATGGGAACCAGTGAACTGCCATCACCATAATATACATCTGAAATAGCGATCGCACGGTGTAAATCCGGAGAATCATCATATATTCCATATCCGTCATGCCGATAGTCATCAATGAGTTGTTGATATTCATTCAATAATTGTGGACGCATCGACTTACAAGTCGCCACACTTAGGGGATGGGGGCGCCATAATAATACCAGCTCATTATTTTCCTTGAAACAGGCAAAGACATGGCGAAGTTTATGCAGTACTTTTTCATCGCCATTAAGTAAGCCCGCCACCGCTGTATTATAGAGGATTACTTTTTTGTTTGTTCCGTCAGGGTTTTTGATTAGCCGTTCCCATTCATCCGGAACATGAAAATCCGTCCGTTTTTTATTCATAACAGCATCGAACTTGGGGCTTCCCAAGGCAAGGAATTTATCTTCAGCAGTTCCGAACATATCTATGCAGTCGTTGCTCTTTTCAAATGCTTTATAATGTCTAAGATATTCTGTTCTTATTTTATCAGATTGAACAATCGTCTTATGACTGTAAATAGTTCCCGGCAAAACAGCAAAGTGTTCTTCCAGTTTATCATCTGTCACAAAATATGGAACATATACCAGCATGTCCGTAAAATTTCTAAGTCTTTCGGCATAATAATCAGGATGGACGCTAGTGACAAAATTGGCATTGTCATAAGGATTATTGATAAAAATAATATCCGGATGGCGTTCGGCGATATTATAGTTTTTCCAATCAACAACGGGAACATAATCCGGATAATTATTGCTCTCGTCAAAAAAAGTACCGAAGCTGCCGTCAGTATTTTTTTCAAAAAACGGAATGGGAATGACATGGGCGTCACAGTAGGAACACTTACTGGCGGACAACCAAATAGACTCCAGCGAATCCCACATACTGGCTTTGTAAGACAAAAAGACTACTTCTATCCTTGGTTTAATATCATTTTTAGTACTTTTTTCGATACGGCTCAGTAGCCTTTGCAAATCTTCAAAAATACTGCTCGAATTGACCTGATTGGTCAATTCGAGGCTAGCCCGATATAACAGCTCACAATACTCTTCCAGATGCTGAACTAAAATGTGTCCCTCACCTTCTAGCTGCTCAACAAGATGTCCGATTTCTATCGCGGATTTCTGACAGTCTGCAAGTAAATTGGTGGAAGACAATTTTTCGGCATCGTCCGTTGTTTCTATCAAAGAGTTCACTGCATCCAAAATTAATTTTTGGTGGTATTTACGCATATAAGCACACTCCCAATAAACGCATCTTCTTTTCTTTAATATAATTATGCAATCCATGCTTGGCAAAGACCAATCGGAAAAAGACAGAGATTAGTATTTTATATAAAGCACCAAATATACAGCACAGACTCCCCGCTTCACACTCTCATCATATCACATAGTGCTACATATTACTATTATGTGTTACAATATGAGGTGATATTGGACTTGAAAGGTAATCTGACATTTGTTATATTATTATAGCAGGGTACATAAATCCGCAAAGGAGCGCTCATTTGCAAAAATTTATTTTGATGAAGCCAATGCTCAACCCAACCGCCGATAGCGGCCCCTTGATTTTTTATGGGGCGGGGGTGGTATGCCGGAACGCGCTTACCTATTGCTCTACCCACATGGGGCTGCGTCCGCGTTTCATCTGTGACATGGACAATCTAAAAGTCGGCACGAGGATAAACGGCGTCGAAGTCATATCGTTTGACACGCTCCTTAGCATGGATCGTAAGGCAATAATCGTCATCACTCCAGGTGCTCCGGATGTCCGCAAGGAAATACAGGAGTCCCTTGTGGCAGCGGGTTTTCACAATGTCTATGCCTGGGGCTTGGCCGATGTTATGGATCAGCTTTTTTATGGACGCTTGGCTGAGTTTGGCAAAGCGATTGAACAGAACAAGGAAGAGATTGAAAAACTAAGCCCCCTTCTCGCGGACGACCATTCGCGCGAAGTCTTATGGTCACTAATAGATATCAGAAAGAGCGGCGAGGTCAATGGATTTAAACGCATATATTCGCCGGACACCTATTTCCCGGCGGATTTATTCAAGCTTTCGACGCGAGAGGTTTTTGTCGATGGCGGAGCCTCTATCGGTGACACGGTCGAGTTGTTCAGGCAAAAGACTCAGGGCGAGTACTACCATATCTATGCTTTCGAGCCGTTTGAGGAGAACAGAGAAAGGTTCTCCCTGAACGTGGAAGATGACGGGAGAGTGACGCTTCTACCTTACGGTCTCTATGACGAGAACGGCCTAAAAAGATTCAACACAGGCATAAACACCAATTCGGGCCATGTAGATGAAAAGGCGGGTGACACTGTAATTGAATGTAGACGCCTGGACGATATGAACCTTGCACACGCCCCGACATTCATCAAGTTGGACATTGAGGGGGCGGAGCGAAAAGCCATATCGGGTATGGCAAGTCTGATAAGGATTCACAAGCCCAAGCTCGCAGCCTGCCTTTACCATTTGGCAGATGACCTATGGCACATCCCGCTTTTGTTTCATGAGCTCTGCGGCGATTACCATCTGTATTTACGCCACCATAGCGAGATACATTATCATGAAACGATTTTATATGCATTGCCTAAAGTGATTCCCTAAGCATTTGCGACAACATATGCCTAATTGGTCTTTGTTTTAAATAACGATATGAATAATAATCAGAAATACCCATCGCTTCAAGCTGCCCGGCTATTTCATTTTCGGAATGAAGATTGGCGATTAATACTGTTACCTTATTTTTTACAGGGAGTAAGGCCTCCGGATTTTTGATAAGATATCCCTTTAATGATTTGTCCCACTTTTCATGGTCGTTGTCAACTATAAACAGCACGCTTTCTCTCCAGCCCTCATTATCTAAATACTCCCTCGCGCATTCTCCGGCACCAAAAATCACAATTCTTTTGCCTCTTCTATGGATTTTTCGATCTTTCTTGCGTCGCTTCTCTGCGCTCCCTGAAACTTGATATGCATAGTCAGCAGATAATAAACACCTTATTGCTGCTAGCTTTGCATATCGCCATTTGTCAGAGCTAATCCATATTAATTTAACAATGGGTTTAATAGGCAAACTGCGACAAACATCAAGAAACATATCGTTAACAAAAGGAAAGTGAAAATCAGAATCAAAATTTTCCCGAAGATACTTTTCTACTCGTATATAAAAGCATAACAGTACATAATGGTGGTACTTATTATTTATACGTATCGAATTAAAGTTTGTTTTTCCTTCTTTCTGCACTATACGCCTTACCGACAATACCTCTTTCATTTGATATATTGGTCCTTCTAACAAGCATAACATACAAAATGTATAATCACCCATCATATTATGGGCCCTATATAGGAATCTATATTTGTCTTCATCGAAATGGTTTCGGGCAAAAAAAGTGGCAGTATGGCCGGGCAATTTTCCCGCGCGAAACTCTTCGATTGTATATATGTCATTATTGCATTTGGGATAATTTATACCTACATCTATTTCATTGAGTTCATTCCCGTCTTCATCAATATACGAATTAGTGCCTACGCAGGCTGAATACTGCGGGTTTTCTTCAAGAAATTTGAATTGTTTTATAAGTTTTTGTGAATCAAACCAAAAGTCATCACCCTCCAATATTGCCAGATACCTACCTTTTGCACATTTAGCAAGATGATAAAAATTTCTTGTTGGATGAGATCGGTTATGCTTACTATGGAATGTTTTCATTCTATGGGGATTTTTCTTTTGATATCGGCGAAGAATAGCTTGCGTATTGTCGGTGGAAGCGTCATCGCATACCAGTACCTCATAAGGCAAATCTATATCTTGGGCAAACACACTATCGAGGGCTTGCTGTATGAATCTTTCATGATTATAAGTCAAAACCAAGATGCTAATTTCCATTGCATACCGCCACAATTTTATCAATTACAGATACCATCCATCAGTTCAAAAATGTTATAAATTTTCCCATGGAACCCTTTTTTTCGCAACTCATTATTGATTTCACCAAAGCAAGCGTAAGTGGTCACTAAAACCGCATGATGACAAGGATTAGTCGGTTTTTCGACGAGTATTCCTTGATATTCAGATAGATTTGCATACTTGTCGAGTATTTTCTTTATTTGAAATACCCCCTTGTTTTCCTTAACGATTAACTTGCCCAGCAACCCCAAACCATATAAACATATCTCTGTTTGTGCCATTCTTTCTGCCAATTGGCCCAAGAGGTCATCGCGATCCAAAATGGCAGCCATTACACTGTGAATATTGCTCAACTTCTTGCCCGGATGAACACCCAGGGAAGAATCATGATTTCCCGACCATAATAAAACTTTGGGATGGCTAAAGATGGGATGGGCCATTACATCTTTATAGAGACCATTATAGGGATGCTCCGTATTTCTCACATCCCAAAACCAAGCAATATTTTTATCAACACATCCTCCTGCGGGGTTAATTGGGCGTAGCCTAACACAATCGGCTCCAAACTCATCCAAGCAACGTTTGGTAAATTCCGGCATTTCCCGGAAATTAAGCTCTTGTACTACCGTAGCTATTTCCAAATAATTGATGGTTTCTTTCTCGCGCAGGTTCTTGATAAATCGCAGGTTATCAAAGACTCTATCTAGTGATGTTTTTGTTCCATGTAAGCATTTATATGTCCGTTCGTCAAAACTCGCGACAGTCACCATGACATTTAACTTATACTGACCTAAGTTTTCAATTTTCAGCCAATTAGCTTCATTAAACAACGAGCCGTTGGTTTCCAGGGTGACTTGAACTTCACTTGCCGGCGCCATAGGTTTCCACGAATTGAGCAATTGTAAAATATGCTTACTGCAGAATAGCTCCCCTTTCCCATTTGCGCCAATGTGATGAATGTGTGGTAGTACCTGTTCCAATCGTTTGGCAAGATTATCATATTGAACAGTTAAGTCTTTATTTTGAGTATCTATCATATGTTGAAAACTGCTACAATACGGACACTGATAATTGCATATCCCTTCATAGGCAAGCAAGAGCGTTTTAGGATAATCCGGTATCTCATCGATGGAAATCAGATGCTCATCCATGCTTTGGTTGGCCAGATAAGGACACTGATCCACAGGGCAATTGTCATACGTTTTATCAAATAAAGGTTTGAATAAGGCGGCCGCCCTATCGCTATGCATAATCGCCGGAATATCGTCATTAAAAATATTACCGATAAAATTATCATTAGACCAGCCACAAATCCTGACGTCCCCATTAGCATTGATTATTTGAAGTTCATCTATGGCTTTACGGCATATCGTCATTCTTGTCTAACGCTCCTCTCGACTTTATTATAACATCTAAACGGGTAAAGAGAAAGATGATTTTTTTGGGCAAAAAACTGAATTGTTAAGATGCAAATGAACGCTTGCCCAATACCCAATAATAGCATTCTGCCCGTTTTTATGATAAAATACCAAACATAAAAAATTAGTTCCATATACATACTAGGAAAAGAATGTTTGTTGTGTGCAGATGCATAGGAGTGAGCAAAAATGGATAAAAAGATATTATTACTCTGCAAGGAAACGTTGTTTTGCAAATATGCGATAAAAATCATTGAGAGCTATTATCTGCCGGAGCAGATACATATAGTCAGCGGAAAGGGGGATGAACCCTTGGACGCTGGACTGTCCCAGCTCGCGCCGGAATACCTTATTTCCTTTCTTTCACCGTGGATTATACCGGAAAGTTTATTGGCGGCAGCCCAGAAGGCAGCAATTAATTTTCATCCGGACCCTCCCGAATACCCCGGTAGTGGGTGCTATGGTTTTGCCATCCATGAACAGGCCAAAAGGTACGGCGTGACCTGTCATCACATGGCGGCAAAGGTGGACACGGGCGACATCATTCAGACGGTATATTTTGACATTTCCCCACTGGAGAGCGTGGAAACATTAAAATTAAAATCCATGAATCATCTGTTGGCACTTTTTTCGCGAACAATCCAAAGGATATACAAAAATGAAGCGCTGCCTATGTCCGGAGAGAAGTGGCTTAGGCCGCCGTCCACATTGAAGCAGTTCGAGGAACTAAAGAGAATCGACCCGGCCACCATGGACACGGAAGAGATATTGTTGCGCATCCGCGCGACCGATTATTCACCCTCATATGAATCCGCATACATAGACATCGGGGGAAAGCGTTTCAGCCATCTGGGCCGGACAGACGAGCCACTGGTGTGAGGAGATGCTTATATATGCAAGAGTTCATCATAATGAAACCGTAAAATCCTCCACTATTACCACATATCTCAACACATTAGAAAAAGCGTATATTGGCAACCTCCGAAAACCCCTGCCACGCACCCATACCGCGCCTTTTGCCGCACTTCTTTGCCAAAAAGCCTCGCCACCCATGCGAAGCATGGGACAGCGCATGCTACGCCTACGTTTTTTGGCTTCGAATTGCGACAAAATTCGCAGCAAATCTGTGCAACAGAGTTTTCGGAGGTTGCCTATTATTTATCAGGTCAAGCGTTTCGACATCAAAGATAAAGAACAGTTAAAGACTCTTTCCAAATGTTATGTTACCGATACCGGAACACGTAACGCGCTGATGGGCTACTCGGACAGCGATATGGGCCGCATATTGGAATCTGTTGTTAGATTTTTTGCTATCGGATTGAGGGTTGTTCCGTTTGGTTGTGCAGACACCCTCACCCTCAATCCCACTGCGGCATCAGCAAAAAATCACGCATATTCATATGCCGTATCCCTTCGCGGCTAAAGTCAAACTCATCTAATGATATCACATACTTAGGGAAATTGTCACGTATCGACTTGAATGAACCAAATTCACGCCTTATCGTTTCTTCTGAAGCCAACAGATAAGCAACCTGCACATATATTTTCCCATTCTTGCTCTCGCCGACAAAATCAATCTCCTTATCCCCTATCTTTCCGACACTCAGCTTATAGCCCCGGCGAATCATTTCCATGCAGACGATATTCTCCAGCACCAACTGGATATCGCTCATATTACCGCCAAATACCGCCTCACGGATACCGTGGTCGGCAAGGTAGTATTTTTCATTGATCATGAGCAGCTTCTTTCCCGGTAAATCCTGTCTGCGGACACGATAAAACAAGAAAGCATCCAGTAAATAACTGATATAATTCATCACCGTTTCCGGTGCTACAATGCGGTTTTCACTTTTGAAATACTTTGAAATTGATGATGCCGAGAATGTCATCCCAATATGGGTACAGGCATAGTGGATGATGCGTTCCAGCAAATCGACATCCCGGACTTTGTGGCGCCTGACGACATCTTTGAGGATGACGGAATTATATAAATCCTGCAAATAAATCAATGAGGGCATTTCAGCATAATGCAGATGCCCCAAATAAGGCATGCCGCCGAGAAGCAGATAACGGGAAAACGCTTCTTCTTGACGCGCTCCGGGATAATCCAAGCTATAAAGCTCAAAAAACTCCGCATAAGAGAAAGGATAAATAACGAACTCGACATATCTCCCCGCCAGATAAGTCGCCAGTTCCCCGGAAAGCAGTTTTGCATTGGAGCCCGCGATGTAAATATCACAGTCATACTCAACACGCAGTGAATTGATGCATTTCTCCCAGGCGCTGACTTCTTGAATCTCGTCAAAGAAAAGATAAGGCTTTCCCCCAACCAGCGCAATCCGTTCCATGACCTCATGGCGCAGGGTCTCGGCATTGCAAAACCGGGCATTGCCCATGTCCTCGAAGTTTAGTTCGATAAACTGTGAACGGGAAACTCCCTGCGCAAACAGCTCATCCTGAATCAACTTTAGCATCACCGATTTGCCGCTGCGCCTAAGTCCCGTCAATACCTTAATCAGTTCACCGTCGATAAACGGGCGGATAAGTTTCATATATGCTTCTCTTTTGATCATGGCAAAATCTCCCCATGTGCTATTCAGACCACAACACGAGAATATCGCAGATATAACTTGATGTCAAGTAAAAAAAAAGAAATATTAAGATACAAGTGAATGATCACCCGATGCCTAATAAGATAAATATTCATTCAGCCATGTTACAATAAGTGTAGGGAGAACACGCTTTATGGAACGTAAAATTGTAAAAAAAGCTACTCGCATGGAAAAACATTGCCGGGGCAATCGATAAAAGGCTTTACGACTCAATACAAGACACAACATTCCCAATCGCATACAGAGGCAGATTGAGCAACCAATCTTCACGTTTGTAGTCAGACATTGATGAGCGAATCGAAATACGGGGTCGGAATTTATCGGCGAAGGCTTTCAGGCTCTTGCTTTGCAAATTTGTCTCCGCCTTCACTTCGAGAGGAACAACGGCACTTCCGGCATCCAGCAGAAAATCCAGTTCAGATGTATTGCGTTCGTTCGTCCAATAATAAGTACTCACACTGGGCACGGTTTTTAGTTGTTGTAGGACATATTGCTCTGTCAATGCACCCTTAAACTCTTTGAATAATGCGTTGCCATCCAGCAGCACATCCTGGCGGAGCCGCACCATGCAGGAGAGTAATCCGACATCCACCATGAACAGCTTGAATGAACGCAAATCCTCATAAGCTTTCAGGGGTAGGTTTGGCGCGGTGGCACGATGAACCTTGTGAACAAGCCCACAGTCAGTGAGCCACATCAAGGCGTATTCGTACTCACGCGCCCTGGCCCCGTCCTTGATGAGGCCATAAATGAACTTTCTGTTTTCTTTCGTAAGCTGCGACGGTATGCTATTCCATAGCATACGAATACGCGGCACGACCTCCATCGGGGCGTGTTTGGAAAAATCCTGTTCAAAGGTCGCGAGTATACGTTGCTGTACTTGGCGGGCTTCGTTCCAATCCCTGTTATTTGCAAAGGTCGAAACCACTTCCGGCATCCCTCCCAGATAAAAATAGTGCTTCAACAGGTCTATATATTCCGGTTTGAACGTACTAATCATGGGGAAATCGCCTTGCTCCAACAGCGTGACAAACTGTTCTTTGCCCATGGCTAGCATAAACTCCGGCAGTGATAGCGGGTATAAGTCCAAAAACTCCACCTTGCCAACGGGAAACGATGTGCCATGATGAAGGGCGACACCGAGAAGCGAACCGGCACAGACTATTTTATACTGCGGAGCATTCTCGTTGAAGTATTTTAGGGCGGTCAATGCTTGCGGAACTTCCTGTATTTCGTCGAATATTAGCAGCGTATTCGTCGGATCAATCCTATGTCCCAGGTAAAGTTCAAGGCCGGTGACGAGGCGGGGGACATCAAGGTCGGTCGCAAAGAGTTCCTTCATGCGTTGGTTATTGTCAAAGCTGATATAGGCACTGTTTGCAAAGGCCAGTTTGCCGAATTCCTTCATCAACCAAGTCTTGCCGACTTGCCGCGCCCCACGGATGATAAGCGGCTTTCCCGGGTTTTTTGCTTTCCAGGTGTATAGCTCTTTCATTGCATTGCGATACATGAGCATAATCTCCATGGCCTCTTGGTATAATGTAACACTCATTCACAAAACATGCAAGGACTATTTGGCGTTACAACACACTTTTATCCGGGGAGTATTTGGCAACCTCCGAAAACCCCTGTCACGCACCCTTACTGCGCCTTTTGCCGCACTTCTTTGCCAAAAAGCCTCGCCACCCATGCGAAGCATGGGACAGCGCATGCTACGCCTACGTTTTTTGGCTTCGAATTGCG